CAAAAAGGACAATTACAATTACGAAGGTCTTGCTTTTAGACTAAGTTCTAAGGAGCCTTTTATTTGGAACCCAGAAGAGGAAACCTACATATGCTTTGCACAAGAATATGAATACACTTTTGGCACTATTATACAAGGAGGAAAAGCAAACACAACAACGGGAATACCGCTTAAAGAGTATAAGATAGACAGCTATGACGGAACCTATTTTTATGTTAGAAGGCCAAATGCAGACAATAAAAGCAGTGTTGTAAGCAGAAGAGGAAACAGAGTTGTTAGAAAAGAAGACAGCACACAAATTCTTTCAACATTTGTATGTAGCGAGCCTCCTAAAAATAGCTATCTTAGAAACGAAAACGAAGATGCATTTGTTTTGTCCAGACAAAATTTTCAGTATCAGGTTTATATTTACAGCAAAAAAAGGCAATCTGAAGAAATTTATTATCAAAACGAAAACACATTTGTTGTTCCCGGAACTTACGACTACACAACACCTTTTGTGACAAAAGGCATCCTGCGAGGAGATTGCTACATAACAGAATACAAAAAAATGTTTGGTGGCACATCATTAACCGAAGCAAAGTTTTATTTTGATGGAGCAGTAAATAACAATTACACAAACCCCAATAATGTATACACGTTGTCTGCAAATAAACCAGAAAATGGAAATACATACGAATACAGAGATGTTACCGTAAATGGATGGGGCATTTCAATGAACCCGTGCGACATATATAGCACGACTTGGTCAAGCAGTATTGGTCAGCCTTCAATTGTAAACGAAAACCAAAAACAGACAATTGCTCAAAACAATATTATACCGTCAGGGCAAATAATTTTGGGCAGTCAAATTAATGCTCTTAACCGAATGAACAGCATAGACGCTCAATCTATGCCAGCCGAAAATGGACCAATTACAGCAACGGCTATTACAAACACGGCACAGGATCAGCCGGGCGTTATGCTTGCCATCGGAACTCTTGGTATACAATCTATATATCTAAATGCTATACAGCAAACGGCAAACGATGGCACATCAACAATCAGTTTGTCCAAGAACGTGCTTGGAAGCAATAGGCCGTTGCGGGGGCAATATGGGGCGCAAAGGCTGAGAAACATTTCCAGTACACCAGAATCAACAATCTACTGGTGGAGCGAGGTGGTTAACGATTTTATCCGATATACAAATGCTGGAATGGAAAGACTTGGCAAAACGTATATGTTTGGCAACTACCTTAGGAACAACTACGCAAGCAATAAATCTGTTTTCACCATGTACGATCAGGTGACCGATGAGGCATTGCTTATCCCGTCCGGGCAGCCCGCAGTGGCTTTTAACGAAAAATACAAGTCATATCAGGGTCGGCGAGAATATTCAAATCAATCCGGGCAAACGCCGGAACTCGGAGCCAGTCTTGCGTTGAAGCATTATATGTTCTTGAACGGCGAGGTGTGGGTAACACAAGTCGGAAACCCGGACAATAGTTTCTTTGGAAGCGACAAGGCTCCTGAGTTGACAATCGTAACCAACGAGTCTCCAGCAGTGGTTAAAAACTGGAACACTATAAAAGTGTATGGCCCGGTCCCGGCAAGCACAGACTGCAAAACAGAAACAACCGCAAACAGAGAAACAGATATCCTAAGAGATTGGTACATTCAGCGAAAAGATAATTACGAAGCTGCCATTAGACGAGACACAAAAAGCGGAACTGTCTTTTCAGGCAAAGCTATGGAAAGTAGGATATTATATTCTACTTTTGTATTTAGCATTACTGGTTTTGATAAATTGAACTTCATTGAAGTAAAAAGTAATAAGTCGGTTGTCCAATAAAAATATTGCGTTATGGCTGTAATACCTCCTGAAAAAAAATATACTCTTCAAGAAATACAAGCCCTTATGGGCGCATCTGGGACAGATGGCATTGACCCAAATTTAGCCGCATTGCTTGCTGGTAAAGGGGGGACATTTTCAAGTAAGTCAGACCTTGCTGCGTTAACCAACAAAGACATGGGGTTGGATTATGGAATGGGTGCTGCTGCGTTAGGCGGTGCTGCAATTCCTTTTATACAAGCCATGCGTCTTAGGAAGGAGGCAAGAAACTATAAGCCTACAGACCTTGTCCCGCAGCAATCGCGTGATATTGTACAAACCCTTGGACAGCAGCTTAATGCACCGGCTACTAATTACGGGCAAAAGGTTCAAAACCTTAATGATGCAAGAGCGGCAAGAATGGCTTATGCTAAAAGGGCTGGAAACTCGTCTGATTATTTAAGGGCATTATACGGTTCTGAAGATATGTATAACAAGGGTATGAGACAAGTTGATGCTGAGGGGGCTGCCGAACAAATTAATAGACGCGCAGCGTATAATGCAGCATTAGGAAAACTTGGCTCTGAAGAGGCTTTTTCTGCTCAGAAAAACAGAGAAGCATTGGCTGCTCTTAAGCAAGCCCGCGACATCAATTTTGCCAAGTCTGGAGAGTCTCTTATTAGCGGATTGGTTAACTCTGTTGTTTTGCAAAATCCAAAAGAAAAGCCAGACAAGGGCAGTCGGTCTTCAACGCCACCATCTTCCGTTGCTCCTTATAAAATGAGCAATCCTATGGGAAAGCCGCAATTTTACACTCCTTTTAAACTTGACCCGGCATTTCCAAAATATGAGAAGCCAAAATTTGTCACGGGTTACGACCCTACATTGTTAGACCCGCCTACAGAGTTAGACAACGGAATTTTGACAAGAAAATATAACTTATTGTACCCGACTCTTACGCCTTAAAAGCAAATGTATTCACCCGACCTTACCGTTCCGTTTGAGGAAAAGAAAGACCCGGATTATGGGTTAAGATTTGCAAGGGGTCTGGAGATGATGCATCTTCAGCAAGTTGCTTTGTTTAACAGTCCGCGCAGACGGTGGGCTGAGAACTATCAATACGCTCTTGCCAATCAATCTGTATTACGGACAATCAGGCCGATTGAAAACATCTCAGGCAATGACGCATTCACTTTGCCCGGAGCCGATTTAAGGAATGTCCATGTGGCTCCATCTATGGTGGATGCGATTAACGGCAAGATGAACAAAATGCAATTCAAGCCAAATGTTACAATGATTGACGCGTTTTCTATGGATAAACGTGACCAGTTAAAGTACAAGATGGAATACTTGATGGAGATGAAAAAGTTCGGTGCTGAAATTGAACCTTTCTTAAGTCAATTCGGAGTAACGCCTGAAGACATTCCAATTGACACAACAGACCTTGAATTGAAGATGGCAATGATGCCTCAGTTCAACGAAGAGATGGCTCTTGAGTTGGGCATTGAAGGAGTGTCGAACGACAGTAAATTGGATGTGTTAGCCAAGATGGTTGACAACGATTTAATCATTACATCTACTGGAGGATATTGGATAGACCGCACTGGTGGCAAACGAGTTATTAAAAGACTTGACCCGCTCAATTCCGGGTGGAGTTTTTCAATGGTAGAAGATGCCAGAGATGTGGTGTTTGCGTATACAATAGAGCCTGTTCCAATTACCAAAATCATGTACGATGCCGCAGGGTATATGGATGAGGAGGAAATGAAGAAAATCCGTGGCGGTAGGTTTGACATGATGTACAACTGGTTGTATACATGGAGTGCGTTTAGCGAAGGCAGCACTCCAATATACAGCAGCACATATGTTGACTACGCGTTGGTGATGTATTTTGAATTTATTAGTGTTGACGATTTATTTGGTCACACTGATGAAGAAGGAAATTTTACCACTTCTTATCAAGAAGATATTGAAAGCGGTAAGCCTCCTGTTCTTAGAACTAAGGTGGAGAATGTCTTTGGCGGCAAGTACATCTGCGGAACTGGTCAGATTTACGATTATGGCGTTAAAGAATCTATACGCCAACCAATCACCTCTGATCCTAAGAACGTATACAGAAGCAACCCGGCCAAGACATACGGCAGTTTTATTATGTACCAAGCCAACATGGTACAGGGGCAAAGCAAATCTGTAATCGACCGGGCAAAAAAGCACTTAGACATTATACAGCAAACGGTAGAAAAGATAGACACCTATACAAAGGAGTTTTTGCCGTGGATTACTGTTATTGACAAAGCCGCTCTTGCAGATTTTGCAATGGAAGAAGGAGAGAGCGACATCACTCAAGACGACCTTATCACAACAGCCCTTACAAAGGGATTGATTACGGTAGATAGCGGAATGCTCAGAGGCATTAACACATCTTCCGGCAAATCAATTGTTCAGATTATTGCCAACCAAGGAGGCCAGAACTTGCAATTGCTGTTTAGTATGCTAACGCAGCACATTGCATTCTTGCGTGATTTGATTGGTATACCAAACGTAGAACTGGGAGCCGCTCCGGGAGCAGAGCAGGGTAAATTTGTTACGCAATCACAAATGTCTGGAAGCGACAATGTGCTTCGCGGGCTAATGTTTGCCAAGCTACAGTTATACCAGAATCTTTGGGAGAACATAATGTTCGACCTAATAATGAATGGCGGGCAAGGCGTTAATGGAAATCGCATATACAACATTGAGTCAGGGAATCCAAAAGAGCATATTCCTAACCTTAAAGTAACTCCGCTTCCAGCTGAAAGAGATTGGCAAGAACTATATGCTTTAGCTAATCAAGCATTGGCTGCCGGAACAATAACTCTTGACCAGATAGCCTATCTAAAAATGATAGACAACCTCAAGCAAGCTTGGGGATATCTGTCTATACAGGAGAGGAAGGGCAAGATGCAGCAGCAGAACAATGCTATGCAGCAAATGGAGATGAATGCAAAAGTGCAGCAGGATAGTAACTCTATGGCACAACAAGGCAAAGAGACGCTTGAAAAGCTTCGTATACAAGGCGACATTGCCAAGGAGATTACCAAAGCAATCGTTTCTGCTCCTGCTAATAAAAAGTTTGACTTTTCTTCTATACAGCCTCTTATGCTTATGTTTGCAACTCCTGAGCAAATGCAACAAATGCAACAAATGATGCAACCACAAAATGGTGAGCCTGTTGCTCCGGGCGGTCAGCAACAAATGTCCCCAGAAGAACAAGCCATGATGGAGCAACAACAAGGAGGAGGCCAGCAAATGTCTCCAGAAGAACAAGCTATGATGGAAGAACAAGCCATGATGGAACAGCAAGGTGGCGAACAGATGTCTCCAGAAGAGCAAGCTATGATGGAGGAGCAAGCCATGATGGAACAGCAAGAAGGTGGTCAGCAAATGTCTCCCGAAGAAGAGGCAATGATGGCACAACAACAAATGGAAATGTAAATAAATAAATATATGTCACAGGAACAGGATAACAATTTTGACCTTATTACAGGGTTTAGATTTGGAAACGAACCGGAAAACGAAACCCCGGTTGACGAAACCGCCACGACTGACACAACAGCCGAAGGAGAGGAATCACAAGACGCGCCAGCAGAAGTTGTACCAGATATAAACGAACTGCTTGCCAAGATTCAAGAACTTGAGCAAAAAGTAGCACAGCCAAACAACGAAGCAATACATTTGCTTCAAGACCGTCAGGTGCTGCAAAACCTTGCAAAGGATTACGAGCAGATGCCTCTTCTTGATCTTTTGCGTGAAGAATTTGACGACAAGCACGAAGGTTTCTTTGAGAAAAATCCAAACTTGGATAGAGACCTTGCCTTTAGAAAATATTTACAACGGTCCTACAATTCAGAAATTGAGCCGTTGATTGAAGATACCCTTGGGTTGGATGATTATGACCTTGCCATTTTGGAGGCGCAAGTTTCACAGCTGCGTCTGGATAAAATGGAGAAACAGGCCAGTATACAACAAACTATAAGCGGCAAGTCTGTCCAGAAAGAGAGTGTTCAAGGAAATGATGGACCGGAACCCGGTTCAATTGCCGAATATGAACAGCGTCTCTTTAACCACATAGAGTCAAGCTTGAAAGGAATCAAGCCGACTGCGAAGGAATTTGATGGTTTTCAGATACCTTCTGTTGGGGAAGACAAGCTTAAAGAACTTGTTAATACTCTTACAATAGAGGAAATGCCGTTAATGGTTGCAGCAGACAACAATGTATATCCGCATCTCGGACTTCTAAAAGAGATTGCCGATTACAGAGAATTGTCTAAAAACTTGCCCGATATGCTCAAAGCATTTAAGGAAAAAGTTGTAGCCGAAACTGTAGAGAATCTAAAGAAAAATGTTTCAAACAAGTCAGACTTCAACCAATCTCCAGCTAATCCGTATACGGGGGATGTTATCTCGCCACGAAATATTGGCGACTACAACATTACAGGATTAAAACTTTAATTATATTTGTCCATCATTTAAACTACTCAAGAAAAAATGGTTCAGAATTTTCCCGGCGCGGGGCAATTTTCTGGTGCAGTATCACCGGGAAGTAACGCAGCCGATCAAACCTTTAGTATCTTCGCTGATACCGTAGCCCTTACCCGTAAGTTTCACCGGCAAATCATGGAGCAGATTCCTGATGCCAATTACCTGAAAGACGGCCTTCTTGAAGACCTGATTGCTGGTGGTGGCCTCCTTGGTGTTGCCTCTGACACTGTTAACGTGTACCATGCAGAACAAGATTCTGTTGTAGCAAATGTTTCAGTTATTAGCGTTACTCCGGGTTCTCCAACAAACATTGCTGTGCTTGACATTACGCCAACCACTTTGTCTGATGGAACAACTACAAAATACTTTAACTACGCAACTGTTGGTCAGATTTTTTCTACCAATGACCCCGGAGTTCAAGCAGTAGTAACGGCTACATCAACAAGTCCAAGTGCTTCTTCTCACACTATTACTGTAAGATTAAAGACCGGTCTTGTTGCAGCCAATTACATTACTGCTGGAGATATTCTTCGTCCTCTTGGTAACGTGGTTGGTCCAAACCAAACCTTTGGTACTGGCTCAATGCGTGGCTGGAGCCGTTTTGGTGTAGAGTTCCAGACAATGGAAACTGTTGCCGGTCCGCTTCCTACCAACGCGTACAACCAAACTTTTGAGTTTACGCTGGCTAATGGTCAAAACATCATCGCTCCACGCGTTTTGCTTGATGCATATGTTCAGGATGACTTAAAGAAAATGGCTCAGGTTCTCACCGGTACTGGGGAATCATTGTTTGCTTCAGACGGAACTGCCGCCCAAACAACTATGGGTATCTTCAAGACCATTCAAACATTTGGTCTTACTGCTGATTACGCTCCGGGCGCACTTCAGTGGAATGATTTCATCACTATCAACGACCAACTGCGTAACCGTGGTGCTGGTACTGATCGTGACCTTTGGATGGGTGCTAAAGTATTTGATACTATCCAGAACAATTTCTCAAGCAAATTTGCTTATGGAATTCGTTACTTCCAGCAAGCTGACGAGAAAGCCCGTCTTGGCGTAGGTTTTGCTGAGTTTGCTAGTAGTGAGGCCACTTATACAATGAAGAAAATTAACGAGTTGAACCACCCTCGTATTTTCTCCAACTCTGGTGCTTCTACCTCGCAACTTCAGAACAACTACTACGCTAACTGCTTTATGGTTGTTCCAAACACCAAAGTAAGAGTTCAGAATGGCCTTAACAGCCGCACTCAATCAGTTGAGGCTCCAATGTTCCGCGTTCTTCAACTTGAGGCTCCTGTAACTGTAGGAGGTCCAAAAGTAATGAAGCGTGTATACAATCAGGCCGGTGCTGAGTTAAGCAAAGAAAACTATCAGGTGACAATGCGTCAGGACTTTGCAGTTCAAGTGATGCTTGCTTTCAAGTGTTTCTTTGGAGGTACTACCTCAATCAGCTAAAAATAGCTTAGGTTTTTCACAGAAAGGGAGTGGCATATTTGTTGCTCCCTTTTATTTTTGTAAGCAATTAATAAATATATGATAGGCACTCAAGTACTTGTTCGGGAATACAATAACTTCCCCGCTGAATTCAAGGCAAAGTTAAGAACGCTTGGCCCTGATGAAATTGTAAGACTTAAGCTTAACCCGTCTTTATGGGGAAGCGTAAAAGAAACTCAGTTCCCATCAATGGACGCATCTACTCCTATTGCAGGAAGAGTGAATGTTGTCACAGAGCGAACTGCAACAAGATGGCTTCCATCTCCGTGGAGCGTAAACACCGGCAATGGAATTATACAAGCCGGTTTTCTTCAAGGGTACAACACTGTAGACAACACTCCAATTTGGCGTGACCGTTTTTTCATTGGCGGAGAAATGGTTTTTGACGGAAGCAATCCTTCTGATGTGGAAGATTTTTACGCTATTCAAGTTCACCCGGAAGTAAAACGTGAAAACGCTCCGAACAAGCCTTGGAAGTTTTTAATTGAAAATCCTGAAGAGAATGCCGACAACAGCATTGCCAAAATTGAATGGAGAAACAACATTCAAAGCAAGGTGCTGGCTCTTACGGACGATCAACTGAAGCGTCTTGCTTTGCCAACCTTATACAACCGGGCATTGCTTAATAAGCCGACACACGCTACGGCAAAATCAATGCGTGGGTATGTTGCTAACCTTTTGAGCAATGATGCGGGTTTTTCTTATGTAAACACCTTGCTACAGCGTCTTGCTGAGACATACGAAATTGAACTGATTGAAAAAGCGTTGAACACCGGGAAACTGATTTGCAGTGACTTCAATCTCAAGCGAAGCGACAACTTCACGCTTGGTTCGTTCACAGAACCGCTGGCCGGGAGCAACACTAATAAAGCATTGCAGATTTTTGATCTATACAAAACCAATCCAAACTGGAAGAACGACATTAGCCAGTGGTTGATTGACGATGAGAAGAAATCTCCATCAGGTGGTCGCCGTGCCGGGAAACTGGAAAATATCTCTGAGTAGATATTATAATTAAAATGTAAATTTGCCCTGCACCTTGTGTGGGGCTTTTTTGTTTATGGAAGAGAGATTACTTTGTCATATCATTATACAGCCAGAAATTGGAGCAATTGCTGGCAAAAAAATCGCCAAGCAAATTGTTTCGGCCTACAAGTGGGACAATGAAAAAGGCCCGGTAATATGCTTTTGCAACGAAAATGCGTATGAATATTTGGTCAGAAACGGTCTTGATGAAAAGCTGTATCTTGATGTAATTGTTACAAGCGACAAGATTAACGAGGAGAAAGCAAAAGAATTAATTGGAGGTGATGACAACATTGAATTCCAATATCCCTTTTTGGCCCCGTTTTGGGATAAGGAAGAAATAGATTCTAAGATCAATGATCTTCCAGAAAACTACCAAGAACTATGCAGGGAAGCCATTTCAAAAGAACTTAACCTATCTGCTTTATAATGGACACTGTACAATCTTTATACGAAAAATACCTGAACAGTCAGGCTCACGACATCCAAAATGGATGCGCTACCAATAGTATAAGAACACAAACTCTGTTAGCTTTTTATCAAGAAGTTTTATACAGGCTAAGTGCTGCTGTAAATGACACACTAACGGCAAATCAATTATTAACCTATACGCATCAAAATTACTAAAATGTATAGCAGATTTTGTAGATTTGCAAAAAGCTTTTCGTTAACATTCCAAACAAAATAACATGGCAACATACGCAGCTTCAGGCATTATTTATGCAAAAGCAACTCCAGCGAACCTTGCTGTTGCAAAAAGTCCGTTGGGCGGTATAGATGAAGATATTACTGATAGAATTAATCCGCCGACTTTGGAGACGGGTAAAATCACGGCTTCTGTTTCATCTGCTGTTGTCACTGGAGTTGATACTGATTTTGAAACAGATTGCAATGTTGGCGAATATATTTTTGCATATGGCGCATCAGCGGTTCCGGTTTTAGTTGGTAGGATTTTAAGTATTGACAGCCAATTTCAGATTACCTTAACAGAGGACGCGTCAAGCGATGCTGATAGTACACCGTATGGAGTGATGAAAACATTGTTGACCACTAACGAAAACATCCTTATTAGGGTTCCAAGAATTCCATTGAATGAAAAAGACTCATGGATTCCAAATTGGTCTGCTATGAGGGTTAGGCCGTTTGATGCCAACCAATACAACGACCCAGCAACATACACCTCTCTTACGCAATACAGTGCAACGGGAGTGCCGGTAATAATAGATAGTGGCACAAACATTCCGTTTCTGATTCAGCCGTCTAATAGGTTTACTGTCTATACAAGCGGCAACTTTAAATTTTGCTGGCGAGAACTGAGAGAACTTCCAAACTTTATTTTTGCTGTGTACAATCCATTTGGAGTCAGTTCTCAGCAAAACCTAAGCGGATCAACAATGTACAAGCTATTTACAACCGAGCAGATACCGGGTCTTTTAGTTACAACAAACTTTTCTGCATCAACATTGGCTGCTGCTGGTTATTCTATTGCAGATGATGCTACTCCACCGCCTCCGCCAACTGAATAAAAAAGACTTTTTAAAAAATAAATTTTAAAAACATGGCAACATACGATGCTTCGGGCATAATTTACGCAAGGGTAAACGCTAACAACACCCAGATTGCAACATCGCCTGATGGTTACAATAATAATCAGGCCATTACTGATGCAATTGAAGCCCCAACAATTGCCGATGGTACGTTTGGGTCTATGACAACGGTTGGCACTCAAACCGAAATAACCGGAACAAACAGTCCAGCATTTAACACTGATTTTAATATTAGTGATTATGTGTATTGGATTGACAACACTGGAACACCAATCCTTCTTGGACAAGTAGCATCATTTGTTGTTGGATATGAATCAAGCAAAATGCTCCTTACGGGGATTGCGTCTTCAACACCGGTTGGGAACCCATTGCTTGGCGGAAGCAACTACCTGATTACGGCAAGCGAGTCTGTATACATCCGTATACCAACAGTTGCTGCATCAAGCACTGCCACGCAGATTCCAAACTTTGCTTTCTGGAGACAGTCAAATGGATACAACATAACTTCTGTAAGCAAGCTGGAACAGTATAGCACAATTGGTAGCCCGCTTCAGATATTTACTCCGGCTCCACAAAACGTAAGTTTTACGATTCAGGTAATGAACGTGTTTGTGCCTATAACATCGGCAAACAATACATATTGGAGCAGCGCAGATGCGTTTCCTCAATACATCTGGGCAAGACTTACTCCCGTTAGCAATTCTTCCTCTGCTTTAAGTAGCCAAACAATGTATAAGTGGTCAACTCAGGAATTGCTTGAGGGCATCACTATTACAGCAAACTTTCCGCAAGCGTCTTTGGTTGCAGCTGGATATTCATTTTAAGTAAAACATGGCTTGGTATTCCGCATTTACACGAACCGGAGGAATAAGCAACGCCTTTATTTCGACAACCGGGAGACAAACATTATTTGTATGTGGAGGCACTTATAGTGCTTTCACTGCAATAACTGGTGGTCAAGTATACTTTAACTCGGCAGGAATTGCTGTGGTATTTGCTGCAACAACTCAAAATGCTGTATACCCGGTAACTGGCGGCATAAGCAATGCTTTTACAACCACCGTCCAGCCGCCTCCTGCTAAACTGCTACGCCTTCAAATTGGAGATTTTGTCCTTAACACGGACTACACATCAATAGATATAGCAGACATTACGGGAGAATATAACGCAACAACAAATCCTTATGGCTATACGCCAGCGGGAGACCCGTATGATCCAAATCGTCCTCGCAGAAGCGACCTAAGACTTTGGACTATCTATCGCATTATAACATCTACTACATCAACAGATTTCCAGTTTCCTACTTCTCAAGCAGAACAATCTGATCCTGTGTATGTATATTCTCTTACCATCCCGGAAAGCGGTGTATACGATTTGGTAATGATTGGTGCGCCAGATGCCGAAGACTATGCAAATTGGCAACAACCCAATTTGTTTGATTATGCCAATAGTCAGGACAACTGGTTTGCGACATCTCAATGGATGACCATTGACCCAGTTCTTGATGTTTGTCTTATTAACTACAGATGGGCGTTTTTAGAAAGTGTTATGTGCGGCAATTGCGACACTTCATACTTGGCTTTCTATGCCGACTACGTTGCGTTGTTTTATGCCAATCAAGTTCAAAACCAAGCAGTATCTGATGCTTTGTATAAAAAGTTAACGGCATTCTGTAGTGGAAGCAATTGCGGCTGCTGCGGGTGCTATTCACAATATTCCTGTTAACTATGTCATTTTTAGATAATCTTCCCGTCTACAGTGGTCGTGCAGCCGATGCAATCATAGAGGCATCGTTGTGCTGTGATTTTGAAAAGGTGAATCTGTATTCATCCTTGCTTGCCACGGCTGAAGACACAACTCTTAGCAATGACATAAGACTATTTGCACTCACCGCTCTTATTAACGCGGCTGATTTGCTGCGTGAGGCTGCTGGGCCAATAATGCTCAGGTCGATATCGTACAGTCCAACGGTTGCGTATACAGGGTTTCACAATGACCTTGATGGGCTGAACGATGGAACAACATATCTCCATGTAACCTCTGGGCAAATATCATATTGGGACAGCAAGGCAGACAGCAGCGGTGTTTCGTTTGCTTTGTTGCAGGGCTTACCAAGCGACAACGCACTATTGCAAGCGGCTTTGGATGCGAAACAGAATCTGCTTCCAAACGGGGTCGGCTTTATAAAGGTGAATGGAACAGCGGTAAGTGTTGACACCAATACATACCTCACTTCTGTTACCGGGGCTGCGGGTGGCGATCTTACAGGAACCTACCCCAACCCAACCATTACATCCACAACCATCCTGTCCAAGGTTCTTACGGGATTTAATCCGAGTGCCGCTGCCGGGTCTATTACATCAAGCAGCACAATACTAAGTGCGCTTGAAAAGCTAAACGCAAACATCAATGCCGTAAGCGCATCTGCTGGCACGGTTACGAGTGTGAGCCTTACGTTGCCAACAAGCGTATTCTCTGCTGCGGTGGGGCCGTATACAACAACTGCCGCATTAAGCTTAAGCTTTATTAGCCAAACTCAGGGCAGGGTGTTTGCCGCTCCAAGTGGTAGCAATGGAACTCCTTCGTTTAGGGCTTTGGCCGCAACAGACCTCCCGGTTGTTGGCTCTGTAACGCCCGGAACATATTCTTTGTCTACGGTAACTGTAGATGCATATGGCCGGGTTACAGGAATTGCTTCAGGGTCTGTTGTTGGAACAGGCACTGTGACAAGCGTTGGTATCAGCCCTCCGGTACAGTTTTCAGCCGGGAGCGCGGTTACAACTGCTGGCAATCTAAGCTTTGCATGGGCCTCAAATGCAACCCCTAATCTTGTATTTGCTACACCAGCATCTGCTGGAGGTGTACCTACTTTTCGTGCGCTTACTTCTGCGGACATCCCAGATATAGCTATTAGTCAAGTAACAAATCTGTCTAATGTATTAGGCGGATATTTACCAAATGCTTTGGCTAATAATATGCTTTTTATAGGCAATACAGGAAGTAATGTTCCGGTAAATGCAATTGTAACAGGCGACCTTACCGCTCTCTATGTAGACAACAACGGAACCAACGAAGCGGAGTTTACGATAGCAAACGAAGCGGTAACCTATGCTAAAATACAGAATGTTACCGCTCAAACCCTGCTTGGTCGTTTTGCTTTAACTGATGGAGTAATACAGCAACTCACTCTAAATGCTTCTGATTTTACCATTAATAGCGGGAATGGGGAGATAGGTCTTGTAACACCTAATTCTCCCATTTTAACAACCAAGGGCGATTTATTAACCTATACGGGGGCAGCACAAACCCGCCTTGGAATTGGGGCAAACGCCACTTTGTTTATGGCCGATGCAACAACTGCAACAGGAAACAAATGGGTGGCTATGTCGGGTGATGCAACAATTGCAACATCTGGCGCAATCACTATTGCCAACAATGCTGTAACGCTGGGCAAAATGGCTACAGTTACCGGGCCGACAATTTTGGGTAACCAAAACTCCGGTGCTGGGCTAGGTGTTTTGGCAATGACCGGCACTCAAGCCGCCACTATACTTCCTACTTTTTCAACAGCAAACACTGACAAGGGGTTAGTAGTTGGTAGCAATGGTGTTGGGGCTACATACTTCTTAAATGCGACAGGCGGCTGGTCCATCCCGGCAGGAGGTGGTGGCGGAGGCGGAACCGTTACATCGGCCAGTCAGTATAGCATTCCGTATTACTCAGTAAGCCCAACTGGCACGACAGTAATTGGTCTTGCCCCGCAAACAACTAACGGCATATATTTCCTTCGGGCAAATGTAACGGCAAGTGCGGCTGTTGCTCCTTCATGGATTGGAAGTACAGGAAGCGGGGATGTTGTACTTGCTACAAGTCCTACGCTTGTTACGCCTACATTAGGAGCGGCATTAGCCACTTCAATCAATAAGGTGGCAATAACAGCTCCTGCGACAAGTGCTACGCTTACACTTGCCGATGGTTCTACGCTTGCCACATCAGGAGCGTTCAGCACCACGCTGACAGCAACAGCAACAACGACATTAACGCTTCCTCCATTAACGGCCACCCTTGCCACGCTTGCATTAACGGAAACCCTGTCTAACAAAACTTTACTCACTCCCGTAATAGGAGACGGGGGGACTAATGGACACGCTCACTTCCGCAAGTCCTCAGGTGCTGTTGGTATAAACAATTATGCCACATTGTTCTTTCAGGAATCGGGCGGAGATAGAAGGATGTCTGTGATTTGGGATAATGATGGATACCAGTCAGAGTTCCTTTTTAAAGCCACGACATCAACAAAAACTTATACGCTCCCTGACGCAAGCGGTACGGTGACATTGAACCCAATGACCGCAGTGGGGGATATTATATACGGAGGAACTGTTACGGGAGGAGTTGCTGCTCCAACAACGCTTCCAATAGGTACTGCCAACGAAGTGCTTGCTGTGTCTGCTGGTGGCCTCCCAGAGTGGAAGACAATAGCGGCAGGAGGAGATGTAACAGGCCCATCAAGTTCCGTGGATGGCAACTTTGCCGTATTTGATAGCACAACAGGAAAGATAATTAAGGAAAGTGCTGGTGCGTCCCTATCAGCAGCAGGAGCGGCAGTGTTCAACACTTCCGTTTCCGTGGGGGTGTCAGGCGCAACAACTGGGCAATTGATTTTCTTTAATGCAACAACTTCCGCCACAACAACATTTCAGGCTTCCACGTCACAATCAGCAAATATTAATTACACTTGGCCCATATTGGCCCCAACGGCGGCCCAGATATTAAGCAGCGATGCAAGCGGAAATCTTTCGTGGACGGCAGCAGGGGCCGGAGATATGACACTTGCTGGCACTCAAACAGTAACAGGAACAAAAACATTTAATGCAGGTGCTATAAGAATAAATAATGCCACAAACAATGGCTATCATATATTAGCATCACTTGCTGGTGCGGCAGGGACTCTTACGGCTACATTCCCAGCAGCAACAGGAACAGTTGCACTTCTAAGTCTTGCTCAAACATGGACTGGGGCGCAAACTTTTGGAACAGGAGCGTTTGCGGTGACAAGTGCTGCTACATTTAGTTCAAGTCCTGCTGCCGCAACAACGGTTTCCATATCCCCTACAGCGGGTAGCCTAACAAATGCTCAGTTAACAATAGGCGGGACTACAATCCAATGGATGCTTTTTGGTGTAAACACTGCCAATACTCCAGCTGTAGGGACCAGAAGTTCCGGGACAAAAATTGTTTTTGCAAACGCTATATCTGCAACATACCCAGACACTTCGATTGGTTACGGCCAAACCAGCGGGGGAACAAATTTTGGCTACATTTGGCATTCTGCGTCCCAAGGGCATAGGTTTTGGGCTGGCAATAATTCAACAGGAACTTTTGCAAATGTTGTCAACATTGTCAACGACTCAAGTGTTGCTGGACTTGCTTTCCAGCCAGCCTTTTCTGCCACTGTTCCTATCGTTCTCGCCAACAATGGCTGGATGAGCCTAAGCGGTGCGCCCGGCACTTTTGGGGGGGCGGTTCCAACATACACAAATAGGAGTGCTGGGACGAGAATAGTTACGTCCCCAACCTTATCAGCAACCACTTTAGATACAGGGATTGGTTTTGCTCAGGTTGGCGGAGCCGGGGCAAATTTTAGTATCCAATGGTATTCTGCTCCCCGTGCGCATCATTTTTATGCCGGGGTGACAACGCTTGTTAACTCGGTTATAATTGACAGCACATCGCTACAGCTTGCCACGGCAGTTAATCTTGTCCTTGCGTCATCCGGTGCTGGGACGAAAATAGGAACAGGGACAAACCAATTGCTTGCCTTTTGGAATAAAACACCAATAAGTCAGCCAACTAATGCAATTGCAGAAGCGGCTTTTGTTGCCAATTCAGGCGGAACAGCAGTAACCGATGATTCTACTTTTGGAACTTATACATTGCAACAAATTGCACAGGCTCTTATCAACATAGGAATTTTAGCATAAACATGAGCAACTACAATATCATCGTACCAATTTCAGACGAACCTATATACGGGTTTAAAAGAACCGTAACTATGGCTGCCCTTCTGATAAACGCACTTCCGTCCGCTGGCGAGAATATAGTCTTGCTATGCCAAGTGGACTACTTTGAAGCAACAACAGACGCTCCCATCACCATAATACCACCAAAAATTGTTCCGCTCATTGCGGACAAAACAACCTGCGTAGATATAAATGGAATGATAGTGCCATGCGGAAGCCCGGAGGCTGCGATGAATGAATTTGACTTCTTCATGCAAATGCTCTTCGAATCAGTGATTATTGCGGACATGGTTGAACAAAAAATTAATTGGGCTGACTCAGAAGGTAGATTCAACTAACTCATGCAGGACTGGAGCATCATACTTGTCAGGAACGAAAAAGGAACGTGGCTTCAGCGGGTATACTGGAGCCTCATTCGCTATTTCACCAACAGCAGATACAATCATTGCCAGCTTGTCCGCAGCTTCAACAACCGGCTGTACATTTGCGAGAGCGATGTGTCCGGGTTCCGGGTGACAAAGACTCTTACCAGATGGAAGCAAGAGCAGGAGGAGAAGCAAAGGGATTTTTTGGTCATCAATATTCCCGGGTATAGCGAAAGGCGGTTCACCTTCATTCTGGGCAATAAATACGATGCCGGATATTGGACATACCTGACAAGGAGATACAGCAGCATGAAATCCTCCAATTGCTTCCAGAGCGTTGCATACATTTTTGACTTTCCAAAATACTGGGTAGCCACAGCCAACACACTTATACACCACGACAGAAAAAAATCATACGAATAGACAATTTGATTATACTACCGGTTTATATTTGCATAAATATTTATATAAAATGAAAACCGTAGTTACTTACAAAAAGCTGTTACAGCTAAAAACATTTGCCAATTCTGTGGCAAACATTCAAAATCTTGGAGACGATGTTGTATTCGTCCTTAAATTGCAAAAGCTTGCTAAAAAGGCTTGCAAACCCCTTGAAGATTTTGAGGAAAAAACTGAAGACTTGCGCCTTGACAATTGCTTCAAAGAAAATGGTCGCATTGTTCGTCAAAACGGAGAGTTCCAATGGACCGCAGAAGGAGAGAAAGCTTTTCGTCAGGCGTATAAAGCATTGGCCCTTGAAGAAGTGGAGACGCATTTTGATTACACCCTGTCTTATAAAGACTTCTTAGCAATCCTGCCAGAAAGAGACCAAAAACTGGCTGCTGATTGGGAGGACATGGAAGAAGTTCTTTCTCCATTCTTTGTCGAAAAATAGGACAAAAGGTGTTTGAAAATATCTTATTTTTACAAGCACAAGTTATACACATTTTACACAATTAGTCTAACAACATGAACTCAATAGACATCGTAGACTTTAAGATATCAGCTGTTGAATTAGTAAAAGACAGTCCGATTTTTTTGTACGCTGCCTTTTATGATCCTCTTCATTCTTGGCTATACAACTTAGCCGTTGAAATGAATCCAATTATCGAGTTTTTGTTAAACTGTCTGGCCCTTGCATACGGGGTCTACCGTGTATACAGGATATACCTTCGCTGGAAGAATAAAGATAAAGACGACAACCACAATTCATTTTTTTAATTGTTATGGCCGGGATATTTAACAATCTGGCTCAATACAATTCGTATAGAGATACCATGACCGGTCGTGTTCCTATGGCCGGTCATGGCGCGTCTTGGGGTGGTAGTAGTAGTGGTAACATTACTCCATCAAGGTCTTGGGAGTTGGTCAAAGAATTCAAAGGCAAGTCTCACAAAGAAGGTGGGATAGACATTGAAATTGGCGAAGGATATGTAAGACACCTAAATGGTAAAGGTATACAACCAGATGACATTGCTAAGAATGGCAGGGTCTGGAAGAATATTGGAGCCGGGGCTTACGGCTTTGGAGAAGGGGTTCTTGACACGGTTACAATGGGCGCAACCGATCAGCTTACGGATGCCGGCTACAATGCCTTGCAAAAAGCGGGCGGCAGCAGCGAAGATGAAATGCGTGAGCAAAACTCTGTACGCGGGTATAGCACTGCTGCTGGAGCCATTGGTACTGCGGTATTTACTGGAGGAGCCACTACAGGAACAGCTATACAACAAAGCGCAAAAGGCATAGGAGCAGGAGTGTCTGCCGGGTCTCCCGACAGTAAATTTGCCCAACAAGTTGGCACATACCTTCCTATGGCGGGCAGTATTGCCGGGATGGCTGTTGGTAATGCCGGATTTAGTGGCGGGGTGAAAGAAGCCCAAGCAGCGGCAGGAGCGGCAACTAAAGCGGGAGACGCTTTAAAAGCTTCCAACAACACGGCAGGAGCGGCAGCTAAAGCAGCGGAGGCCGCCAAGTATACAGCAAAAGCAGACAGGCTTGCGGCAATGGGCAATGTGGCATCCACTGCTAACAAATACAACAAGTATATGCCATATGCCGCACAAGGGCTAAACATGGCCGCTGGCACTGGCAAATCTGTAATCCCAGAAATGGGGCGGCAATTGTCTATCCCTCAAAACATCAACGCTGGATTGGAGACAATTCAAATGATGAACAGAATGCGTAAGGGGTATGGCAAGGGAGCGACAAATTCTATGCAATCTCAGGCTCCACAAAACACGCCTGTTGCCCCGGAACCCCAAACAACATATAGCGCACAGCCTGTAGAGCAAACCTCTCAGGATATGGGCGGCTCTATATCTCCTTCTCAATATCAATTTCTAAATGATTTAAGAACATATGGAATCAATGTCTAAAAAAATTGAAGTAGAGGGTAAGGAGATAATGATTAAATCTTCTGACGGGTATAACGCCATCATCCCTAAAGACAAAGTAGCATCTGTCAAGCAGATGTTGGACGCAAAGGATTACGCTTCTATTGACAAGTTTGTCAAAAACCTTCCCCGGCTATGAACCTTCAGCCATACATACTCACCGTTGTTGTTTTGACGCTGCTGTATTTTTCAGTCAGTTTCATGCGATTGCGAGAAGAGAATGATAGGCTTAAGGGAGATGTGTCTGGCTTGTCTGTTGCTTTAGGCAATACAGTTACAGTGGTGCGTTCTGAATCCGGGAAGGTTATGGCTGAAGCTAAAACCATCAAACTGTCTCAGGATGCGGCGAACGATTATCTACAACAAGACATTAAAAATCTCAGAGAAGAGTTTCGTGTTAGAATAAAAGACCTTAAAACGTATACGCAAATTGGAACCTCGTATGTTGCTGCGGTGCAAGCGAAAGGCCGCGACACGATTATTTTTCAAACGATTGAAAAGGTATACAGCCTTAACGGAAATGTATCTGGTAGTGTATACACCAAGGGCGACAGCCTTTTTGGAAAGGTTGTTATAGAAGACACGGTGCGTATAACTGTAAGCAAGGGCAAGCGTAAGCAATGGTGGAAGGTGTGGGAGAAACGCCCTTTGGTTACAAATGCATTTATGAGCAATAAGTCCGGGACGGTGACAGACCTTAAATCAGTAGTTGTAGAATAGATATGGGAGAGAAATCTGCAAAAGAAATATTGCTGGCACTCAATGCCGCAAGACAGAAGCTGCTGATGGAAAGGCAGGATAACGAATTGTATAACAACTTTGTACAATCGGCTCCTTCAAACTTAAGAAATCCCAACCCGCAGGGACCGCAAAATTATAATATGCGCGGCTATTGGGAATCACTTGGGAAGCCTCAAAGCTTTGATTACTCTCAGCCATTAGAGGACGATGGTCGTTATCATGCAACTAGCAGAAACCCTCAGACCGGGGAAATTCTTAAATTTCCAAATCACCCCACTTTCAAAATAGCTTTGATGGATGATATTAAAATGGGCTACAACCCATACATTTCTCCACAAGGTAAAATTTATACAATCAAAAAGGGCGATGCAATCCCTCAAGGGTTTGTGCCGTATATGTTTTAACGCTATGAATACTTTACAAAACCTTGCCAACATCAACAGCAGACGAGATAAAGGTGTGTTTGTTGCAAAGAATGGTTTATACGCCAACATCCACGCAAAACGGGAGCGTATAGCTGCTGGTAGCGGAGAGCGTATGAGAAGCCCCGGCGAAGCGGGTGCGCCAACAGCAAGCCAATTCAGGCAAGCTGCTAGGACAGCCAAGGCCGAAGAAGGAATGCTCATTGAGCCTCCAGAAATGGCCGACCCTCCTGTAAAAAAAATACCTCCGCCCGTTAGAAGTGGGGGTACAACGGCTGACTCTTTATTTTTGTATAACCAAGCCAAAAAAATTGCAAATTTTTATGATACAAATAAAAACTATGTAAAAGATGGAGAGGAGAAGTTTAATGATTATTTAAATACGATTGGAACAGACTATAATAATATATTGTCTGCAGCAAATGCCCATAATCTTGGGAATATGGCAAGTGGTATAGGGATTTTAAATAAAGCATTTGGAACAAATTTTTCTAAAGAGCAAATTCTTGAAAAGTTTAAAAATACAGGAAAATATAAAACTTTCCCCAATTTACTAATGGGTGGGTATGATATTTATTCAAATCCGGCTGTGCCGCCAATTTACCTACATCCGTCTATTAAGCCTCAATTTATAAATAAGTATAACGCAAATAAGTATGGAGATATTGCTGATGTTCCTATGTACGACCCAATTGCTATAAAGCCAATAAGTACAATGACTCCTGAAGAAAGATTGGAAAGGGAACGAAAATATTATCCAGACGGAACCCCAAAACCAATCCAGCCTCAGCCTCCAAAGGCAATTTTTATTCCAAAGAAAAAGCCCGTTCCGGTTAAACCGGAAATCATTGTACCTGAACTTTTAGAACCTAAAGATGCAAGCTACCAACTTTCTAATCCAGAAATAGCTTATGATAGAAAAGTTAAAATGCGACCAGTTCCAATTCCTGCTCAAAAACCACCGCCAGCATTGCAATATCCTGCAATGAATCAAAGTTTATTAGAAAAAATAAAATCTTTTTTTACCGGAAAAGCCCCAATGCCATATTGGACAGACAAGCAGGGCGAAAAGCATTACCCACATCTTGGTGAAAGTAATGCAGAAGATGTTAAGCAAATAAAAATGCTCAAGAGCGGCCTTAATCCATTAATTCCAGAAGATGCTGCCGAGTTGAGAAGAATAAATATGCTTTTGAAAATGGGTAGAAAAGAAAGATTAAACAACATCTTAAAAGAAATAGGTGATGGATACTGATCAAATTAAAAAGGCTCTTGCGGCGGCAAACAAAATCAAACAATCACAGGGGAATTTAATTTTTAATCCTCCTGTTTCGAATAGAGCCACAACTCAAGATAGTATTGATGTATATAACAATGCACTTAAAGTGTATAATTATTATAAAAACAAAAAATATTCAGAAGAGTTATATACGGATTTGGTTAATAATGGTAGAGATAATGCTATTTCAGCATTAAATAATATAAATGATATGTACCAAGAAAAAGCTAAAAAAAATGTTTACCCTTGGTCAGACAAGGTGTGGACTAATAAAGGGATGATGTATTTTGATGATATTGCATATCGCAAAAACATTGATAAAAATAAATTTATGCAAAGAGAAACTGCATATGGTCAATTAGACTTAAATTCTCCTATGCAATTATTTGATAAAAGAATACTACCAACCAAAAGAGCTGAGTTTATAAATAAAGACAAAAACGACAGTATGTATGGAGATCATGTTGGTATGGAAATGTACGACCCAATTGCGGTCAAGCCAATAAGCATAATGACTCCTGAGGAAAGATTGGAGAGGGAGCGAAAGTATCCCGGCTCAATCCCAAAAACAATACAGCCTGAGCCTCCAAAAACAATTTTGATTCCAAAGAAAAAGCCAATTCCGGTAAAGCCAAAGATTGTTGTGCCAGAAAAATTAGAGCCAAAAGATGCAAGCTATCAACTCTCTAATCCAGAAATAGCTTATGATAGAAAGGTTAAAATGCGACCAGTTCCAATGCCTGTTGAAAAAACATCTTATCCAGCATTGCAATATCCTGCAACCAATCAGAACTTATTAGAAAAAATAAAATCTTTTTTTACCGGAAAAAACCCAATGCCATATTGGACAGACAAGCAGGGTGAAAAGCATTACGGACATTTAGGGGAAAGCAATCCTGAAGCGGTAAAGCAAATAAAAATGCTAAAGAGCGGCCTTAATCCATTAATTCCAGAGGATGCTGCCGAGTTAAGAAGAATAAATATGCTTTTGAAAATGGGTAGAAAAGAAAGATTAAACAACATCAGAAATGCAAAAGAAGGGTAAGGAACTAACCGCCAAAATAACCTTCGGAAGAAGAAGAAAGGGCAAGGCTTGTAAAAGAGGTGGGCCAAAGAATAGTAATTCAAAAAAATACAGAGGCCAAGGAAGATGATGATTAAAATGAAAGACATTTGGGTAGAGTGGCATGAAGTAATTCTTGCCCCGGTGTACTACTTTGGGTTTCTGTTGATATACAACACCATCGGATCGTGGTTGCATGACGAGGCAGCTGCATTATACCCCATTGGCCGCTATGTTGATATGTTAGCCATCCCGTCACGGTATTACATTGTAGTGGTGATTGGTACGCTTGGTTTCCGGGTCAACACTCCGGCTTTATTCAAAGCTGTGTTTGGCGACAGGGAAAATGGTAGATATAGGGGAAACATCATTAAAGACAATCACTTTCAAACATTATGGTTGGCATTGTTTTCTTATGGCTTGCACTTATTAATAGCAGCCCTCTGCTCAATAAAGTAGTAGCTACGCCTACAAATAAATCAAATACAAGCCCGTATACTGCTTGTATAAAGGCTCAAGCAAGGCGCATAATCGGGACGCGTGAGGTAGGCGGCAATAACCGTGGGCCTCGCGTGGACAGTATCATACGCCTTGCTGGAGGCAAACCCGGTCAAGCTTGGTGCAGCTATACGCTCATATACTTGTGGCGTAAATGCAACGCTCCTCACGAAGGCACATCTGGCATGGCTATGTCGTGGGCCAAACAGTCTAAGGCAATACAAGCAAGAAATGTAAATGTCACAGACGTGTTTACCGTATTTAACAAATATTTGGGTCGTATAGGCCATGTCGGAATGGTGTATGAGGTATACCCGGAAGAGCCGTTTTTTAAATCCTTTGAAGGCAACATCAATTCACGGGGCGACCGGGAAAGCAATCAGTCTATGGCTGGGTGCTTGATGCGGGAATATTCGGTGGTGAATGGCTTTTATAGGTGGTTATAAATAAAAAAGGGAAGCAAAGCCTCCCCCTTTTATGTGCATATAATCAACTTATTTGTGTTGCTGAGTCTCTCCCCCCAACAACTCCCGTATTTTGTGCAAAGTTAAACTTGATCCAGAATCTATGCTTAAAAGTTTTTCATGTTGCTCAGATTCTGTGTTAAGAAGTTCTTTAGCCTTCTTGTATACAATGTTCAGCGGAGCCTGATTGTTTACCTCGATAAAGTCAATCAGCTGCTGCATGGCTGTTTTTTCAAAGTGTTTCATATTATTAGGATTCGTAAGACAGTAATTTTTTAAGTCGTTGTCTAATATAAACGGTGGTGACCTTTTCGCCTAAATCCTCTCTAATTTTCTTTTTGGCTTGCATTGCATTGGGGTATTCCAAAATGATTTCGTCTTTTCTTATGGAATCAATTGCTGTCCGGGGCAAGGAGGCGATTGAAGAGCCTTTCTTGTCTGCTGACCTCAATATCTTTTGAGCGTACAAATGGGACAGCCGTAGGGAGGCTTTGTGGTTGCCCTTCATTTCCAAACTTACATACCCGTTTCTTGGCCTTGTTGAACCAACTATATAATTGATGTTTACAATGTATTCCGGCGAGGCTCGTATAAATTCATCAGCCCGTGTGAAATACTTGACATAGCAATCAGATATTGAAACCGTTGATTTAACCTTGATTACATCCTGACCAGATATGAGGTAAAAAAATGATGACGGACCGTTAGCTTGTACCATGATTACGTTTTCAAAGTTCACTTTAATATATGGAAGCCTTGCTTCGTCATTTTTTAAATAGAAGTGTTCTGTTACCATATTCAAAAGTAAACAAAATAAAACATAAAACAAAAACGCCTTAAGGAAACGACCAAATGGGAGTTCTTTCTCCTACATACGCTCCTGCTACGTTGTAGTCAAAATAGTCTTCAGCATCTTCTTCGGTCATTCCTTCGGCTATTAGAATGTCAACGCACTTTGCCATGCTGTATATTATACGCATACTAACTTCGTCAACGCCAATTATGGCCTGATCAAATCCGGTGGCTATTGTGAATTCTTCTTCTGGATATTGAAGAATAATTATGTCCAATACTTTCATATTGTTTTCCTGTCTTCTTTAAATGAAAAATCACATTTCTTCAAAATGAATTCCGGGTCTTCCATTAATGCGGCTATCAAATCCAGTTTTACATCTGGGTCTAAAAGGCTGCGGCCATCAACTATTTTGTCAATATCCCAATCTTCATCAAATGCAGTGAAGGTGATGGTTACTTGAATGTTCATGCTTTGAATGTTTTTGAACAAAAATAAAAAAAGCCACTGGAACCCAATGGCTATTTTATTTTTCATTTAACACAAATATATATAATCCAACTTAACGTATAACTACTGAGTAGTTTGTTTTTATTTCCGCTCCCTCAATCACAGACCCCGTTTCAATCAGGGTTTTGATTAGGGTTTTAGACACCTCGTGTTTTACGACAAAGCAAGATGATGGTAATGCTTTTTCGTCAGTGATTTCAACGCTTTGAGATTTGCGTGTAGACAACTTAAGAATTGGAGTTTCAAAACGCCTGATGCCCTTGCTGTCTTCTTTTCCGAAAAGCATAAGAGCGTTTTTAAGAGCCTCTTTAAGGCGGTCAACCATATTGCTTTTTGCCTTTTTAATGGCTTGCAGTCGTTTGATTTCCAAGTCTACAAACTCAATGTCCGAGTCCATGTCAAGGATGATGTGCGAATATGCTTCTGCTTTCATCTCAAACGCCTCTCTGGTCACTTCAAGATATTGAAGTAGTTCTTCCGTTGCTTCACCTCCAGACTCTTCAAGGTGGGAGATGATTTCTTTTTGCTGCTGGGTGATGTTGTATAGTGTCATAAATTAAAAAGGTAAATCGTCTTCTGGTTCGTCAAAATTAAATGGGGCTGGGGCTAATGCTGCTTTTTCAAACTTGTTTACATCAGCATTAAATGACTCCATTTTAGGCGGAGTAAGGTGAGCAGACTTGTCCACTTCTGGAGCAACAGCTGCTGCTTCTTCAAAAGCTTCTTCTTCAGCCGCCTTGCTAAGGTAGCCCTTAAAGTAGTCAGACAATGCGTTGTATGCACTATCGGCTTTTTCTGCAAACCCATCGTCAAGAGTTCTGTCAAATTCAAACACCGGAATGGTGTATTTAACACTTCCGTTCTTCTCTTCCTTAGAACCTTTAACAACCACCCATTCATCAGGCAAGCGGGACATTTGCTTTTTGATAAAGTCTCCCCATGCTGCTACTACTGCACCTTTAATAGCAATGTTTGCAATACTGCCGTCTTGCAGCATTACGTATATTGATTTGAAATACACGCCTCCTGACAGCCGGTCTTTGATTTCTTTATACATACCGCTGACAATTGGCCCGCCTTTAAATGATTTGACATGGAGCATCTCTGCCATATTCTCTATTTCATTAGAGAATATGCCCGACTCTGATTTGCCATGCCATCCTTTGACGGTGTGCATTTGTTTCAAAACAACAAAGCGAAACGGGGACTTGACCACCACGTTTTCGCCTTTGTCTTTTGAGTAAAACTTAAAGCAGCCCTGATTGGAATCCCATTCCAAGAAGCGGGTTGCTGGGTTTGGATTTGACGATTTGAACTCGTCTCTTCTATTGGACATAATTAATGTGTTTTATTTACTGGGACAAAGATTACATTTTGTCAACAAAATACCAAAAAAAGTATGAATATTTTTTAGCTTTGCCAAATGAAAACATCAATCATCCCGGCAGAAATTAAAAATGATGAGTTGTATAACCGCATCATCAACACGATTCTACTCTTCAACGAAGAGATAGAAACCGTGTTGGAAGTGGGAGCGTCTTCAGGAGACGGCAGCACAGAGGCTATTGTGAGAGCCATGTCTCAACTGGAAGACAAAGAACTGTATACGCTGGAAGTGGACTTGGCAAGGTTTGCTGCGCTACAGGAGCGGTATAAAGATTTAGACTGGGTAATTCCGGTGAACAAATCTGCGGTACACCTGAATGAATATCCAACCAAGGGTCAGGTGGAGGATTTTTACAATACTATAAAGACGCAACTCAACCAATACCCAATTGAATTTGTGCTATCTTGGTATGACACCGAAATTGAGAAGGTGGAATATCTGGGCGACAAGATTGGCGGTATAGATCAGATTAAGAAAGACAACAACATTGAGAACTTTGACATGGTGATTCTTGACGGGTCTCCGTTTACCGGGTATCAGGAGTTTTTGAAAATTGTTGGAGCCAAGATTATAGTGCTTGACGACATCATTGACATCAAGCATCATTTCACGCAATTGGCGTTGCGAGAAAATGAGGAATACGAATGTATATTCTGCAATGCTGCCTTAAGAAACGGATATGCCATTTGGGTAAAACGCGACATTATATAATGGCAAAGCACACATCTCTCCCTTTCCATTTCTATGTGAATGTGGACAATATGTTCCTTGGTCCAGATATGCCTTCGGGTCACACAAAGGCCATCTGGCACGGCGTATACTGCCGGGAGTATCAAACTATGTCTTGCCACGTTTTGCTTGAATCTGGGGCGCATTGGAGCGGTCTACCGATACAAGCAATATCTACCACCGATGACTTCACATATAATTATGGTGCTTTGATGCCTTGGGCCGGAATGGGCGAAGACATCGAGGCCGTCTTTATGCCGTTTCTTGAGGGGCTTCGGGCAAATGTCCTTCAGCCAATTGAAAGACTTGGAAGACACACGGGGATTGTTATTGATTGGAAAGATGGCTATTCACGCTACCCAGCAGAGCATAAGCCCCTTTCTTTGATAGTTTTAGATTCGGGTCAGTTTGCCCTGCTCCCTAACAATTATGTTGTATACGAAGAGAAGCATTTTGTAAATGAATCGTCAGCGGAGAATCTCAAGCATTACAGACGAGGCGAAAGAGTTTACTGGGAAAAATAATTTTGGAGTTGTAAAATAACCTTTCATAACTTTGCGGTGTCGAAAGACGGGAGAGTAGAGGCTCCGGGTTGTTAAAAATATTATGTCCTTTGTTTGCTGAGTACGGTCCTCTACCCGGAAAAGCAAACAAAGGATTTTTTATTTTATGCAAATCATATCGTTAAGTAATCACATTATTCGTAAGGCTTTATGCCTTTCATTGAATGAAATGGCTGTGCTGTGCGACATCAAACAAATGAGCCAGAACCCAGAGTATGGGTACACTTGTGTTAAAAGCAAAGACAAGATTGCAGAGTGGTTAGACCTTTCAAGAGCAACGGTTTTTAATGCTATAAAAGCTTTGGAGTTGAAAGGGTATGTTGAGCGAAATGATATTGGAGTTCGGCCTACACAATTTATTTACGATCTTGATTTGGCTCAGGACGAAATTGGGATTTACATACAAAAGGGAGACCTTACTTTCATTACAAAAAAAGTCGAATCACTGTTAGACGGACCGTCTAAAATTTATACTCAGACAGTCCAAAATTTAGACGGTGACAGTCTAAAATTTAGACTCGGACAGTCTAAAATTTATACTCAAGATATACATATAGATATACATAAAGAAAAGAAAGAAGATAATACAAGCAACGGGCAAATTGAATTGCTTGTAAATCGAATTAATGAGATTGCTGGAACAGCCTTTAAGGCGACCAACAAAGAGACGAGTGGCCTTATCAATGCTCGCCTAAAAGAATACTCCGTTGAAGACCTATTGCTTGTTGTCGAACACAAATCTGCGTGGCTAAAGGATATCAAAATGAAAGAGTACTACCGGCCATCGACTTTGTTCCGGCCTACACATTTTGAGAACTATTTAAACGCTGCCAAACAAGGCACATTGTCTGAAGGCAGTCACAAGAACAACCCAGATTTTAAACTGGGTGCAAAAAGATACAGACCTCTTGACGAATTTGCTACTTACAAGCAGTATGTAGAGAATTGCATGAAATACGGACACACACCACAACAATATGAAGGTAACAGCATTTAAGGACATCTACACAAAACGTGATGGCCATACCATGTCCGTTCAGAAAGCCTTGTTCCGAATACAGCAGGGCAAGAGCAAGGACAAGATAGAAGCTATACGTTGCACGTTGGACGAGAGTTTGCAAAACGAGATGAAGAAGCATCTGCCTTGCATTTGCTTTAGCGGTACGTTTAAAGAGCGGTTTGACAATTGCCTGATTGAACACAGCGGCTTTATCTGCTGCGATGTGGACAAGGTTCCCAACGAGGAATTGGACGGCTTAAAGAAGAAACTATACGAACTTTCCTTTGTCTACGCTGTTTGGGTGTCTCCACGCGGAAACGGGCTGAAGTTTCTGGTGCGTATAGCCGATCCTGCGAAACACAGGCAACACTTTCAAGCCCTCACCGAGCAAATGAGTGGCGTTCCGGGCGAGTGGGATACATCAAGCATTAATGAAAGCCGGGTGTGCTTCGAAAGCTATGACCCGGATATTCAAATTAAGGCTCTTAGCGAAGTGGCTCCGTATACAGCATTACTGTCTACAGAAAAGGTTGTGGAGCGGGAGTATGCTGACAGTGATGCCACATTCAAGAAGCTGCTCACATGGATGAGTAACAAAGGGCGGGCCTTTGCTCAGGGAGAACGTAATAACTTTCTCTTTCGCTTGGCGGGTGCTTGCTGTAGGTTTGGCATCAGCGAGGAAAACTGCTTCTACTACTTTGAGAACAACTTCATCTCTGGACAGCGGGACTTCACCAAGCGGGAGTGCAAAGTGGTTATACAGAGTGCGTATAGAATCAATCGCAAAGATTTTTCTTCGGCAACATTTGACAAAGATGTGCTGGTGGACAAGACCAGCAGAGGAGAGGTTGATATTGATGTGCCTGAGTCCATCTTTGACGAGAACATCAAGCCCATAGATGTAATCTTTGCAGACGACATCCATGACGACATTTTAAGGCTATACAACAGCGGGTACGAGCAAGTTGACAGCATTGGGGTTGAGCAGATAGACACCTACTTCAAGCTGAAGCGTGGAGAACTCACGCTGCTTTCTGGTATAGGCAACACAGGCAAGAGCCAGATTGAAAAGTGGATGCTGCTTATGCATTCCATTCTTTACGGGCGAAAGTTTGCCGTATACGCCCCTGAAGACAATCCTGCCGCTGAATTCTACAACGATTACATCGAGATATTGCTTGGGGCTAACTGTGTATACGACCCCGCATATCCTTCCGCCATCAGGCCGTCAATTGAGGTGTACACCAAGGCCCGTGATTTTATCAACGAGCATTTCATATTTATACACCCAGAGCGCAGCAGCCCGACACCAGAATATGTGCGGGAGCGGTTCTTGGAACTCATCATCAAGAAGCAAGTGGACGGCTGTATAGTTGACCCGTGGAACCAACTTACCAACAACTATGAACTTGTCGGTGGTAGGGATGATAAGTATTTGGAGATACACCTTGCAGAGTTCAGTAGGTTCGCACAACGCAATGATGTTTTTATGATGATTATAGCCCATCCTAAAGCTTTAAAAAAGGTTGGTGATGATTATCCTTGTCCAGATGTATTTGACCTCGCTGGCGGGGCTATGTGGAACAATAAATGCTCAAACATTCTCATGTATCACAGACCCACAAACAGCAGCGACCCGACCAACCCTGCTTGCGAGTTTCATTCCAAGAAAATTAAGAAGCAAAAGATAGTTGGGAAGAAAGGCAGCAGCGAGTTTATTTTTGACATACGGTCTCGCAGATATATTTTTGACGGCAGAGACCCGATAGACGAAGCGATTAAAAAGAAGGGCATGGATTGGGCCTTGTGGAGGCTCATCCCGCTTTCCTCAATACAATCTGGCATTGTTGGCACTAAGTCAATTATGAACGGGCGTAACGAAACTCCATTCAAATGAAATTAGACCCCCTATACACCACCCCCAGAAGCAAATGGCACTTATGTTTTTGCTGTCTCTGGACAAGATGTTGCGTTCCTCCTAAATATTCAAACGACCCTGAACTTATGGAAGAATACAAATACCTTAACGAGTCTACTGGAAGCTTCTTCCATACCACCGACTGGGAGATTTTATATCCTGCTTTGCGAGGATTTAAACTTGTCAAAGAAGCCGAAGATGAGGCCGGGTTGATATACCAAGCGTATACAACCGGGCAGCTTGATGAGTTGATAGCAGGTGATACAATTCCCAGTATACAACAAGTTTTAAAGTCGTGGAGATGGCTGAACAGTCAGAAGGAGCATAGTTATCTTCACGGTCAATTTTAACAGCGATGGAACTGATATACAATTCACAAGAAGACGCAGACAAAAAACGCCTTTATCAGGTGCTGAAGAATCTGAAGAATGGCGTATACAAAATCAACATCCAGAAGGTTAAGAATATCAGAAGCTTGAGTCAAAACAAATACTACTGGGCCGTGGTAGTAGCTGTGCTTGCGTCCGAGGTTGGTTATTACCGAGACGAGATGCATATGCTTTTGAGACGCAAGTTTTTGGGGTATACAAAGACAAATCCGATAACAGGCGAAGAGGATGTATTCGCCAAAAGCACTACAGACCTAAACACTCAGGAAATGGAAATGTACTTGGAAAGTATAAGGATATGGGCAATTAGTGAGTTAGACATATACATTCCGTTGCCAAATGAATTTACAAGTATTTAGATTTTTTTAACAAAATAATGTCAGACATAACTTTTTTTCAAGGAGGTGTTGAGGGTTTGCAGGGTGCTAACCTTCAATGGGTGCGGTTTATAAAAGACATCCCGTCCAGAAATATTGAGGCGGGGCGTATTTCAAAAGCACACATACAAAAGATGTGCTTTAAGAAAAGCGGTATACAAGTGTATCCTGTATACGGGGAACCGGGGTATTTCTTCAGCGTCACCGGGGAACAGGAACTGCGTGAAATACTGGAACCGCTTACTGATGAGCAAGCTGTCATTTTAACGACACCAGAATGACATTAGAGGAACAAGAAATGAAAGCGGCCATATCCGCTATTGCCGACAAGCACAAAGAAGCCATCGACAACGCTCACTTTAATATAATGGCCTTAAATGAAGCGAAGGTTGTGGTGAAGAATGGAAAATTGGTTTGTGAACGGGCGAAGTTTGAGCAGAGTAACAACGAAAAGAAATGAAAACATAAATTATAGACAGAACTAAAAAACGGAATTCATAAATTATTTTGGAAGTGTTTAGTTTTGCATTTAAAAATGACCGAAGTCCCTATGAAGAACATCCCTTCGCACATCTACCTTATAATTGACACGGACGGGGAACCCGTTGATGACTTTCAAGAAATAGACGAAGTCACTTGGTGGCATGAAAAAATTAACCCCACCGATTTGGTCTATGTTGACCCTATACGTTTTTACGAATGGGTTAAAGTGCATGGTCATAAACTTGTGGGTTTATCGACTGAGCAAAAAGTAGAAGTTTACCTAAAAACTTAAGTGTATGTCAAACAGCGAGCAAGCTGACAAGTTGTATCACGAATGGAAAAAGGCCAACATCAAATGGCCTTACCATTACGATGATTTGATTTCATTTGGGGCGTTCTGTATAGAGGCTGAAGCCAATAAGTTTATGGCCTTAGAAAAGATGTCCAACAACCTTTGGTGGGCCGAAATGCAGAGAATTCTTCTTGTCAACTTTCTTAAGATGCCAATTGAGAGCCAAAAAGAATTACTAAAAGAAATAAAGGAAAGGAGGCCAGACATAATAAAATGACAGAAGGAATTTTATCATTATTTTTGATATTCTAATTTTAGGGATTTAGAGAAACGTGATAAAACGCCTTCGCTTTTGGCGGGGGCTTTTTTGTAATATGAAAAAAACGCGTGTTATACGGGTGGCAAGAACCCGCAACGGAAATACAGAAACCGAAGCACAGCACTTCGGAAAGATTAGGGCTGCTCTTAGAGGGCTAACCCGCTTTTCTTGGCAACCAAAGAAGGATGCCCTTAAGAAGGCCCAATGCATCACACATATTGGCAGCAGGAAATTAATGTTATACAAGTGCGCCATGTGCAGCAATCTGTATAAGGCGAAGGAAGTAGAGGTGGACCACATCATTCCCGTGGGTAGCCTGAAATCGTATACAGACCTTGCTGGTTTCTGCGAAAGGCTATTCGTAGAAGACTCGTCTTTATTAAGGGTGGTGTGTGAGGGCTGTCACCAGATGATAACCAACGAGGCTAGAGGAAATAAAAAACAAACTTTTTAGAATACATATGCAAGAACAAATTGAGCATTTCATTTCTTGGGCAAAACCAAGCGGTAAAGAGTCAATAAATTATCCAGATGGTTTAATTATAATTGACGAGGGGGTGTTGGAAGGGTTGCCGCCAAGCATCAAAACTGATTTGATTAAATATTTACGGGATTTTCTTAACAAGGAGGATTCGGGACATTTTTTATAGGGGCAAAAAGAAAGGGGCAAGGAAACAAATCCCGCCCCTTTATGGCATAGCTTAAAAAGTTGCTCTACACCTACTTTAACAGCTTATCGGCATAGTCCATTGCAAACTTTTTGTAGGCATAGAAAAATCCAAAGGATATTATTGCCAACACATACCAGTTGCCCCAGAACAAATAGAACAGCACGGCGTTTACAACGCCTAAAAACAAGAGTCCTTTCATGGCTGTACGGGGCTTAATTTAAGCTGTTTCACAAATTCATGTCTACACTTATAGCACAAGAAATTTGCTTCAACATATGCGGGATATTGCAGCACTTGCAATGCGTCCTTTTTTACAAAATTATTCATTACAACGGATGAGGTGTTACACTTCGGACATTGCACCAAATCAGAGTCTGGTTCCAACATTTGGACCGCCTGATTGAAGCCCTCTACAAAGCTTTCTTCGCTCCAGACTGCACCCCCGACAGAATGGTTTTTGGAGAGGTTTTTTGAAACCTCCCCGTATTTGCTTATTTCCCGCTTAGTCATTGTCTTTAAAGAAAATTATTGCGGGTGGTCTGGATAGGGCTTCTGATGCCCACGCAACGGCATCCTGCGGGCTTATCCATTTAACTAAGGCTTCTACATCGGCCACAGCCGAAACAGCATCAACACTTTCGCCCTCTTCGTCAGAATTGATTAACACGACATTCCCGCATAACGGGTAGTCCCAGTCTGGCATAATGAATGCACCTTTTATTTCGTCTTGCAAAAGGGCTTCATCATCTGCAAACATCATGTCCCCGTTCGGCAAAGCCACGGGGCAGCAAAAGGTTGTGCATCCATTCCCGATCAGCGGGTAGATTTCACGAAAATCTTTCCCGATCTGGGTTTCGTATACGGTTTGTTTTTCAGAGTCGATTACAATTACTCTCATTTTACATTTGTTTTAAAAATCTACGCATTATTGCGTATTGAAGCACGGGTGGGAGTCGAACCCACCCTACGACCATTATTCGTGCCTATTCGCTCACCAGAACGGCATCACGCCCGTCCTGATGGTCACTTTCATACCATTCATCATCATCTTCGATTTCCTCCCATTCGGTCCAATAGATTGCGTCTTCATCCAATGCATCTTCAATGTTGGCATATCCGTTTTCGATTGCCCATTTTTCGGCTTCGGTTTCGCTTTTGATATACATGACACCGTCACCTATTACCCACCCCTCATTCATGCCCTCATTGCTTACATCGCACCTACGGGCAAATTTGAATTTTTTCATTTTACGTTTTGTTTTATGATTTAAAAAAGTCTGTATACAAAGTTTTGTCTTCCACCCATTTGGACGGGGCAGGGAATACAAGCCATTCAAGAGCATTTTCAATTGCTTCCTGAACCGTGGGTGTTTTTTCCCAGTCTTTAAAATATACTTTGCCTTCAGCAAGCTGTTCCCAGATGTCCTTATCCGTATCGCATTCATTCAGGCTTTTGCAGAAAAAATTTGTTACAAAATTTTCTGGGGTTTTGTAGCACGATGCAACCCCGCCCTTTTCCGTAATGATTTCGAATGAGTCGGTATTGTATACAACCCTATATTTCAGGGTGTCCCCGTATTCCTTAACATTTAAGTCTATTGAGTGCAAAACGGTTTCCCCGTTTTTTTGGTCTGAAAAATGGTCCACCAAGTTGATGTCCAATCTTTCGTGATTCATGAATACGGAAACTGGCACATTTTCAAGAGAGCCATAAAGGTCTCTGAGGGCCAGTAGTTCGTTGAATAATTCTTCTGCTGTCATTTTAGTAATTGAATAAAGGTGCTGATACAAGTTTAAATTCTTCAAAGACATCAGATTCGGGCGTTTCTCCGTATAAGACAAACGTATACGACCTTTCTTCTTCAAGAGGGTGGTCAAAATCCTGCGGGTTTGTTAACGAGCAAGCGCAATCAAAATATTCAGAGACGGCTTTTTCCATTGCAAAACTTGCAAGTTCAGTTGAATAAAATGTGCCAATTACTTCGCCAAATTCGGTTTTCAAAACCGCCACATAATTTTCTTTCAAAACTATTTTCATAAAATTGATTATATAATTCTACGCATTATTGCGTATTGCAGCACGGACGGGATTCGAACCCGCCCTTTCGACCTTCATGCTGTTTAGTTGTTTAGCGGACAACCACCGCCTTTATCATGGTTCCAGATACTGGAGATAATATTACAATCGTATCAGAGGGTTTGTATGTGGTATCCAGTTCTGCAACGTATACCAAGCTAACCCCAGACAAGGGGCGTATAACCCGCCTTGCAATCGCAGAGGTAGTGTCTACTTTGGTGGTGGTCACCTTGGTTTCTCTGGATGAAACAAACTTACTCACGCCCCTAATTAAGAGGCAAATCGAAAGGGTTGCCGTAAAAACGGCTAACCCTATACCTAAATCTTTCATGCGTTGTTTTCGGTTTTAGCGGCCTCTCTTTTTGCTTTCCATTCCTCTGAGTTCTTCAGAGACTTTTCCCTTGTGAAAGCAAAGTATATTGCCTTGTGTTCATCCAGAAACGAATAGCGATTGCCTTCGCCAATATCTGTCATTGCATCGTATTCCGCTTCGGTAATCCACTTTACTGGGAATTCTGTATACGCATAGTGGTCATGCGGCTGTCCGTCTGGGCTAACCCCTATAACCTTATACACCACCCCAGAATGAAACCCGCCATGTTTATAGTGTTGGGTTGCTGTGGCTTTATAGCTACGGCTGTTGGTCACCTCATTAAACTTGTCCGCAAGTGCTACGGCTTCTTCCAAGGTCTGGCAGAAACCTTCACGGTTTGTGAGAACAAAGAACCCCAATCCGTCAGCTACGTTGTGACAGATTGAATAAGAGTAAGTGCTGTTTTTGTCTGTTGACATTTTTTTGTTGATTAAAACTCTGCGGGATATTCCGCATTGCAGCACGGACGGGAGTCGGACCCGTCCTTACGACCTTCGTGCTATTAAATCCTGACAATAACTACTTTCACATATTCCCCTCTTCTTTTTGAGGGGTATGAATGCGGGTGGTTTGGCATATTGTTATATGTAATTGTTATGGTGTCACCCGCCTTAAACAAATGTTTGTGCAGGATTTCTGCGTAGTAGTTACTACCACTCTCACGCACTACCACCCCTGAATAATTTGGGGCTATCGGCTCTTCATATTTTGAGCATGAAAACAACCCGATTGAGAATAAGACAAATAGTATTTTTTTCATTTTTTCTATGGTTTAAAAGATTTCATTTCTTTGATGCTCTGACCTGCATACTCTGGCCTTGTATACCTTTCGCCTTGGATTGTATACAAAGGATGCAACCCGATGTGGGTGCGAACAAATGCCGCCCCCGCAGGAGCCGTCTCTGGATAAAACCCCTCAGCAAAGTAGGTGTTGATTGGCGGGAATCCGTATAGTTCTCTTTTGCCGTCAATCATGGCATAAAATTTCATTTTCATACAATTGCTATTTTTTTGATATAATTCTTTACTTCATTTGGCAGCACCTTAAACGGGATTTCTTTGCCTAAATGGCCCTGCATTCTGGCTTCCCAACAGAACTCAAATTGAGTTTTGCCCCGCAAATCGGTGGTTGTTCCCGCATATATACCAAAGCCCTTTGCGGGGTCTGTGGGGGTTTCATTTGCTCCATACACAGAACCGTCCGTAAGGATGATAGTATAGCGGTCAATTGTTTGACCGCCATTGTCGAAAATTGTTGCTCCCAGTCTTTTCATGTTAATTATAGTTAATATGATGATCTGCAATTAGCCATGCAGCTGCATTGCTAACAGCCACCTGACAGCCCACAATCTGAATGAGTTGATATGTAGACATTCCGTCTTCTTTGTACGCCTCAAAAAAGGCATCTGCCTCAATTAGGGTTTCCAAAAAACCGCTGCCTTTTGGCAATGCTTCTTTTTTGATTCTACTTACGTGGAAGTCACTAAATCTTTTCTGTACCATTTTTTTGATTTGTGTTAAATGTTTTTTGCAATATCATTTGTTTACAAAATTACAGACCATGTTATTGGATAAACGGTTAATTTAATAAGACGAAAGGTCTTATGATTAATGCGAAAGGCTAAATTTAAGGATAATGGTTTTCACAATTGGATGTATACAAAAAACCCCGCAAAAAGCGGGGCTGTATACACGGGGGTGCGGGGTGCTATAGGTTTTCAGAAAGATTATTTCTTTTCTTGTTGAATTGTCAATTCAGCTAATAGCAAACTGATAATAGGCATTAAGGCGTTTGCTGTTTGAATGCAGCCGGTTTCGTAATCGTTTTTATCTGTTTGTTCCATTCCGTAATATTCACGAAATGCTTTGAATTGAGGGTCAGCTAAAATTAAATCGACCGGAATACTGATATTTGTCATGTTATTAATGGTTTAAAAATTTGTTAAAATAAAACTATACGCATCATTGCGTATTGCACCCGCCAAGGGATTCGAACCCTCTTTGCCATGTATCTGGCAAACCACCAAGGAGCGGGCTTTTTGGGGGCTATACAGCAGCCCCCAGTTTTTTCCTCAATCCCTCTTTGACAAATTCAGATACATTCTGGCCTTTCGGCATGAATTCTACAGAGGGAATAACAAGTCTTTTCCCGTCATCAACATACTCTGGCGGGCGTTGGGAGCAGCCACAGCTATTGAAATGCAATGTGGCCCAACTGAACCAACATACACGGTAAAAGCAAAGGTGAAACCTTGCACCAAGTGTTGCAGCCGACAACACCTGACCCTCTTTTAAAATTTCAACTTGCAGGGTTTCGTATTTGCCCCCAGAAAAGCTATTGTAAAAGAGGGCCGTCAGGGTCACTTGGTTTCCCGCATTCTGCAACGCCCTTATACAATTATACACCTCATCCGCGTGTTTCTGCTGACTTTCGGCAGATATCCCGCCAGTAACATTCATCATAGCTGCCAAATGCACCGTAGGTGTTGGTTGTGGGTCGAATACCATGTTGTACATGGATTCGGGTTCGCCTCTTAAAAATGCCGCCACATCAGGAAACTGGCCCACCACAGCACGTTCCATGTATACGGTGTTGGTGTCTGCCATGAATGTCGGCATTTTGACAAGTCCTGCGGGTGGGATGTAGCCTTCTTTCTGGATTTTCAAGGCTTCAGCAACAGAACCAACGGAATAGAACCGTTGGTCACTTTCTGGCTTCTGTAAGTGCGAACCTTGCTGCATGGCAATCCGCAGAAAGTCTGCTGTAGACACCTTTGCGGTATACATCGTAGTATATCCGTCTGGCTGTGCTGCTTTGAAATGTTTGTGCTTTTCCATATTACTAAATGCGGGATAAGATTTGGTATTTCACATCCTCTGAAACCGCCCCACGAAAGAGCAACATATCTAGCACATCCGATTCGCTGAAACCTGCTGCAAGCATCTTTTCGCCTTTAATAGACAAACGGGGTGTCACAGCCAGTTCATCCAATCCCAGTTCTGCAACAGCGGCCCGTATACGTTGAACCTTTGCGGTCCAATCCCGATTGGATGTTATATTACGTTCGAAGTCTTCATCGATAGGCCAATGCATAAAAGCAAACCTATCTTGGAAAGCACTATCCATTCGAACCCGCCCGCCAAACTGGGCTGTTCCACCTTTCCCGTTTGTGTTGCCCGCTGCAACAGCTACGAAGTCGGGATGTGCTTTGAATACGCCGTCAGGAAATGCACAAATGCCGTTTTCGATAGCCGTGTTAAGGGCTATACCAACATTGGCGTTCGCACTATCTGCTTCATCGATGAAGTATACACCTCCATTCAGGAATGCCCTTTTGAAGTTCGTTTCGGTACATTTACCACCCGCGTCAACAAAGCCCAAAAAGTCTGTTTTGGTGGATGTAAGGCCAACTACCTCCAGAACGAATGGCAAGCCTAGTGCTTCGGCTGCTTTCATAGCTGAGGTTGTTTTTGATGTACCCGCAGGACCGTATAGGTATACGGATTGTCTCATCGAAAGGGCTTTCAGCAAATCTGGAAATTTACGGTGAAACTGGCCCTCCATAGTGCGGGTTGGCATTTCAGGTATAGTGATCTCAATACCCCGATAAAAGCCACCCGCACCAATCACCTCTGCCACTATACGCCTTACAGCATCTTCATCGACACCTTGTTTCGGCATCAGAGCAGAAAGGGCTGCCAGAGCAGCAGAAAGTGCTGCTGTGTCTGGTGTTGGTTGTGCGGGTTGTGCTGCTGCTGCTTCTGTATACGTTGGTTCTGCTGTATACGTTGGTGTTTCTGCTGCGGGCCTTGTTGGTTGTGACCCCGTCACAACATTAAAGCCCCCTCTGGCAATATGTCTTTCCAGACATACAGACCCAGACTGGGTTGCAGGGCATGTAATCAATTGCCGCCCCTCTTTGTCAGGTGCTATCCATTTGCTGTAATAAGCATTAATGTGGGCTATCAGACTTCTGTAGTCTGAAGGGCTAGACAACCTTTTGTCAAGAATGTCTCTGGCATCTGGACTTGCTGCTTCATACATACGTGACCAGTAATCTGCTGCGGATTCACCCTTAAGGGGTGCTGAGAAATGATATAAGGGATTGATTCCCATAGCTTTACGTGTTCAGAATGCGCTGTCCCCCGTGTTGATTATATACATGCAATTCTATACTAATCAGGTGAATATACAATACATTCCCGAAAAAATATTGCAATACATTGATATTCAATAGGTTGTGCTGTATAGGAATGCTGTTAGGTAAATAGCTGACAATCAGAGGGGTTGGGGTGATGAGGGGAGGGTAATTTCCTTATACTCAACAAGTTAACAAGCTTTCCCTTTTGGCAGCATTCCTCTGCCATGTATACACCTTCTCTGGGTGCTGCTGTTGCGGGTGTCGATGTCCAGAGGAAACCCCTCATCGGGATGCTGCTGCTGTATACTCTGCTGCATGGATGTTGCTGCTGCGGGGTGCTGCTGCAAGGTATACACCTTTGCGGGATAGCTGTATAGCATATGCTGCTGAGGGGCTAACGTGCTGAGGGTCAGCCGTATACGGGTCTGGTTTCGGTGGTATAGGCTCAAAGGTGTATACGGTTTCGGTGTGCTGTTTCAATTGCAACGTGCTGACAATCAGGTGGTTAGCAGGGGTATAGGGGTGCATGGGGCAACAGGCCACCCCGTCACGGGAATCGCGTTTCGGGGGCCGCCGCGGGCCGGGGGGTCGTTTTGCGGGAACCCTCATTCCGTATTCTTTTACACATTTCCCCTTTTACACATTCCCCCTTTTACACATTCTCCCTTTTACACAAAGACCCCCTACCCGGTACAGGGCAAAAAGTTTCCGCACATACAAACAGGGGGGGGGGATGGTAAAACAGCCCCCATGTAAGGCAACCACCGAAAAGCAAGAAAAATTCCGTATGAAAGAATAGATAGAGAGGTGCTTGTAAATGCGTGATTCAGAAGGACATGTACTAAAAAAAGTACTATCCTACGAGTACTTAACGCTAGTGTACGAGTAGTCCGTTATCACAGGATAGGACATTCTACTATTTCCGTTAGTACTTTGTAGAAAAGCCTGTATATTTGTCGCATATTTTTAAGACGAATGGCAACAAAGAAAAATCTAAAGATTATGTCCTTTGAGGACGACAATGGCAAAAAGAGGTTTCAAACAGAGACACAGTATTACAGCATTCCTTTTAAGGGGGACGAGTTTTACATGACCTATTACAAGTATATGGCTCCCTTGTTCCGTATAAAAAGCTTGCAGGATGTAAAGGTGTTGTGGCAGCTGACACAGTATGCTGAGTTTGCTACAGGCATTGTAGTGCTGTCTCCAGAGAGGCGCAGACACATTGCTAGTATAACGGGGGTGAGTTTGAATAACCTTCCCAAGCATTTAAAGAGTTTGAGCAATCTGGGATTGATATACGGGGTTAGGAACGATTATGTCCTTAGCCCGGTGGTGTTCTGGAGAGGGAGCAATAAAGATAGGGTTGATTTCTTGGAGACGGACGAGGGACGCAGGGTAGTGCTTGAGTTTAGAAAAGTGACAGAGGACGGGGAGGAATTGCCTGAAGAAGCAAAAACATTTTTTGCCGATGAGTTATAATTTTATAGAATTGCATTTCCTATATTTTTTTGTCATATTTTGAAAAAGGAAAGGAGACCCTCACTGGGGTCTCTTTTTTTGTTTACTTTGCCTGAAAATAAAAAACAATGGAATCAATAGGACAAACAATTTGCGGGCATAACGCAATGCAATCTTTGGAAACAATAGCTGGATTGGTTAAACAATTAGAAGGCGATGTTGCAGAGGTGGGGGTGTATAAGGGAGGATCAGCAGTTCTTCTTAATCAGATATTGCCAGATGACAATATTTATTTGTTTGACACATTTGAAGGGCTTCCTCCAACAGGAGATTTTGATAATTACCACAAGACAGGGGATTTTTCAGACACTTCGTTTGAAGAGGTTTCTGCCATTTTTGAACCTTTCCCAAATGTGTCTGTATACAAAGGATGTTTCCCGGAGGAAAACTCAGAAGCAATTGCCGGAAAAAAATTTAAGCTTGTTCATCTTGATGTTGATACATACCAGTCACACATAGAATGCTTGGAGTTTTTTCACGACAAAATGGTTTCTTCCGGGGTGATAGTGTTTGATGATTATACAGCACCAACTTGTTTGGGAGCCAAAAAAGCAATTGATGAATATGTTGAAAAACACAAAATGCTTATACAGAAAGGAGGTGACCATCAAGTGTATATTGTTTACTAACTATAAATGTTTACTTTTGTGTTGACAAAATTATGAATTCAGGCATAAGCAAATGTTACGGCAGGGATTGCCCGATAAAAGAGAGTTGTATTAGGTTTACAACTCCAGCCAATCCAAACAAGAATTTTCAGTCATACATTGCCTCTCCCGGCAATTTTGATGAGCAGGGCGTGTATAGCTGTGAAATGCTTTGGCCTATGGCTACAATGGAAGAAATTATGAATCAATTAAAAGACATTATTGAAGGTGGGGAATCTTAGACAAAGCATGACGAACGAGGAGTGGGCTGAAATGCAGCCTTCTCGCACCAAAACATTGCTGGACATTATAGAGCCTTTAGAGGGCGAGCCAGACATTCTTTCTGACTTGGTGGACCATGTACATCACCCGCGTCATTACGGAGGCTCAGACAGCCCGTATGAGGCCATTAAGGTGATAGATGCGTGGAAGCTGGACTTTGCGCTGGGAAATGTGGTAAAATACATTTCAAGAGCCGGGAAAAAGGGCAGTGAGTTGGAAGATTTGAAAAAGGCGGCTTGGTATTTAAACCACAAAATTGAAAGTCTTACAAATGATATACCAATTTGACACCAATTTAGTGTTGGTTGCACAATACGACACCATCGTTGCGGCAAGCAAAGCCCTTTTAATTCCTGCGGCCACTATTAGTAATGCTTGTAAAGAAAAACAAATCTGTCGAGGCCAGCACTATTTTAGCAAAGAGCCAATAATGGTAAAAAAGGAGCCAAAAGTCAGGATTGACGGCAGGAAATTTTCCGTTATGGTGAATATTGAAACTTGGGAAGACTTTTTATCCTGTATAGGCCAGCGAAACAAACAAGACATCTTCAGAGAATTACTTAAAAACTGGATAGAATCAGAAAATGACAAGCATAGAGTATCAGCCGGGCATTAGAACTTGCAAGTATTACATTGTTGAGGTAGAGCAAATGCGTGAAACCGAAATTTCCATTAAAGGGGAGGGCGGAAAGAAGATTACGTTGCTATTGCCTGACAAAAGAAACAATGACACGGACGGCCTTGCCGAGGTTGGCATAGTAAAAAGTGTCCCTGTTGGTCATTCTGAAGAATTGATTGGCAAAAAAATCAGATTTTGGTTTCTAAACACGGATTTTACCATGAAATCCGGGATAGAAATTGAAGGCCATGTGCTTGTGCCTGAGTATGACATAATTCAGGTGGAAGATAAAATGTATGGAGATTGGGTGTATTGCAAAACAATCCCTAAAAAGCATGGAATTGTATACGCTCCCACTATACAGCAAATAAGTTATGACAGCATGGAGAAGCCGGTGGAAGAATGGAGCAGCCATTACATTGACAAAGGGGTGGTTGACCGGGAAAACAAGCACTATCCCGTAGGAACGCCCATATTTTGGGGCAATCCAGCCAATGTCAGGCAAAAGTGGGACAACGGTTTTCTGTTGCGTACCAGATATATACAGGCCACCGGAGAAGGAGTTTTAAACGTAAACTATATAAGAAATTGATGAGCAGTCTTAAAGAGGTTCCAGTTTTTTTGCCAAAGGGCAGACCTAAAATGTATGTGTTTAGCGATTTTTTATTGAGCAACACTACGCATATACGAATTCCGTGTAAGCCAACCATTGGCATATACAATTCCGTTAAAAGCAGTTTTCACCGGTGGCGTAAAGCAAACAATATTGAAAAAGGGTTTGTCTTTGATGTATACCCAAATGAGATTGTGATTTGGCGAAGATTAAAAGCGTAAACATTGAAGAGTTTCAGCGTTTTGGGGAATACAAAAAAGGCAGACTTAGGTTTTATGGGATTGACCATTACCTTTTGCACGGCTGGCAATTCTTTCCAAACGAGTATACAGCAACAGTGGCACGATCATGGAAAATAATGAGGAAGATAAAACGCATCAGGGCCAGAGTGATGATACGCACTGCGAGCATGAACAACTGCCGGGGAGTAATTCTATACAGGCGTTCAAAAAGGTTTGGAGACGAGTCATTAACAAACGCCTTGGCTGCTACGAAATTTATGTCGGAGACAGTAACTATCTTGTAGCAACCGGTATAGGTGAACGGTCTGACAGTTTTCTTATAGGAGCCATTCCAGTGATGGTAAAACTTTTGCAAGATTTTTGCAAGCAAACAAAACAAGGAAAAATAGAACACGAAACATATGAAGAAGCAAGAAGTGTTATTGACAGATGGAGAAACCAGCAAACATTCGCCGTTAGGACAGGACTTAAAAAGCCAACAGTCAAAGGAGCAGCAGTGGATAAAGTTGATTTACAGCAATTATATTCCTCTGAGTGTGAGTTGGTCAAAACGGGTGGAGGAAGTTACGATGAAGACCGGTGTTTCCCTGAGTGAAGAAGAGTTTGTTGTCCTTAGTAAAGAATACTTTCTGAACAATCGAAAGTTTGAAACGTATTGGTCTATGGTTATTATGAAGCACAATGTCTGCAATAGTTTGCGTGAACTGGAGCAGGGAGAAGATGTTAATGAAAACAATAGCTACAAGACAAAAATTGAAAACGCCATGAAAATTGCCGCTTTAGAGCAGGAAATAGAAAGGCGTGAGCAGGAATTGTTTAAAGGCAATGAAGAAATTAAAGACTCGGTGATTAGAGAAATTGGCAAGCAAAAGTCTAAATACGAAGGCGCAAGCTTGCACGATCAACTTATTACAGGGAGGAAAAACGAAATATGGGAGCAATAGAGATTATATATAACGGTCCCAAAAGGGTGTATAGAAAACATCACCCTTTTTACTTTCGTTGTTTAAAAAAATTGCGTCCCGGTCAAATTTTAAAAATATTGAAAAAAAGCTGGTATGCGGCTTGTTCTACAAGTCCGCGCAGCTACATTAATGTTGCATACAAGGGGTATTTTAGGGTTATACAGGAAGACAGCAAAAGCTTTATTGTTCAGTGCGTAGAAATAAGAAAACGGTTTTGCTAAATCAGGGCGATTGCCTGATTGGTTTTGGACACCGAACCGCCATTAAATATGTTGCGTATCAGCCGCACGAAAATGGCGGATGGGTTATAAAGACTGTAGACGAAAAACCCAAAATACAATTTCACTATAAAAGCAATACATTTACAGATGGCTCTACGTTGTATAAAAATGGCTTAAGGTGTTATTTGTATAACAAGGTTAAAGACAGGCAATGGATGGCTATTAAATCGCGGCAGCGCGTACATCAAAAGCTTGTTAAAATATCGGAGATAGTAGACTGGTCTAAAAAAGCTTCTGATGCCAGAATATTGGACATAGACATTTTGCTGGACAATTTTATTGAAGGATACAAACAGCTAAGAAGAAGAAAAAATGGAAAGACGAATTGAGAACAACCGGATTGTTGAAACCGTATACAATCTGGAATGCATAAGTCCTGAAATTCCAAAAGACCTCACTCAAGTTCCGGGCTATGGCAATCCTACTGCTAAGTTTCAACGCACACAATTGCCAGCGTTTATGCATGATCGCAAATACATTAAAGATGAAAAAGGACGCGATACGGAAATTGTTGATTGGACGGACGCTCAAAAACGCTGGGCGATGGAAGAGTTTAACAAAATATATCAAGACGGCAGTTTTTGCTACATAAGAGGCGAACTTACTTGGATTACCCCTTGGATGTATTTTGGTTTGAACTATTGGTTTCCGGCTACCGAAACATCTACCGGCCATCTTGAATACAGGGATAGACAGCGGCGTATACTGCTGTATATGTGGCAAGTATACAGCAAGCAAAGGGAACTTGGCGTAATATACTTAAAAGGCAGACGAGATGGTGCTACAATGTGGATGCACTTAATGGCGTTCTGGTTTGTGAGCCGGGAGAACGACCAGTTTGTCGGGTTGTCTGCGTCCGATTTGAGATTGTCCGAAGAGAACTTTGACGAGTTTTTGTCTGATCCAATTAAACGGTTACCAGACTGGTTGCTGCCTATCTATACGCTCAACAAAACCGACCTGACGCTACGCAAGAAAGAAACTGGTGGCGGAATTGCTACCACAATAGAAAACGGTAAAGGAGGTCGGGTGAGGCTTCGTGCTTTGACGCGCAGGGGCTTTGATGGTAAGCGAGTAAACTTTTTGTTTCCCGATGAATCTGGTAAGTGGACCGCTGTAGATGTATGGCCGTGGTGGCTAAAACAGCAAAAGACACTAATGTCAAAAGGTAAACGCGTAGGATTTGCTGTCTTCCCAACCACCACCGAAGAAATTGACGAAGGAGGAAAAGAGTTTAAAAGACTCTGGGACAACTCAGACATTGCCACAAAAAAGGACGGAAAGTTTCCAACAACATTTTCAAAGTTGATGGCTTTATTCATCCCAGCCTACGATGGTTTGCCCGGATGGATAGGCCCGTATGGGGAATCTATTATTGATGCCCCGGACGAAGAGCAATGGGAGTATATGCAAAGCGAAAACCCTAAAGACGCAGAGCGTATAGGGGCTAAAGAATATTTGGAACGCGAAGCAGCACAATGTTTGGATGCCGGAGATGAGTCTGCATATTGGGAATTGAAACGGCAAAACCCATTCAACCCAAGCGAGGCGTTTAGCAGTTTAAATCAAAACTGCCCGTTTGATACCACCATTCTTCAGAACTTAAAAATGATGGCTGATTCCCCGGAAATACAGGGGCTAATTAGGCGTGGGTATTTTTATTGGCGAGATGTAAAGACCAAGACGGAGGTTGCGTGGATGGATGATCGCAACGGGCCAATTGAGCGAACATGGGAACCAAACCCGGATATGCTTAATAAAGTTAGAAACGTAAGAGGCATTAAGCATCCAGTTAATAGCAAAGTGGGCGTGTTTGGAGTTGACCCCTACAACAAAGCCAACATCAAAAGCAAGGGGTCTAAAATGGCTGTACATGGAAAACTTTTTTTCAACTACGATTACGAGCGGCTTAACGCCACACACAAAACCAAGTATCACGTTAATATGCCCGGATATTGGCCTACGCCAAGCGTCTTTTTCAGGTATGTATACAGGAGTACAGATATGGGATATGACCTTGACCAGCTTCTCATGGCCGCGCATTATTACTCCATCCCGATTGCCATTGAAAACAATACTTCCGAAAACCTGAAGAATCATTTTATTCAGAGAAACATGAGCGGGTTTCTTCTTACTGAGGCGCAGATTCTAAACGAAGCAAGCCCTAACAGTAGCCAGATGGAAACCATTGGTATTTTTACCGGAAACGATGCTCAGGGAAACGATGTGCCACGGTTGGGCAGTAGCTATCATAACGACTTTCTTCGCGGCACAGGCATCTATTTGCATGAATTTACATACAATATTTGGGAGCAGCCTCAGCGATACCCATTTCTGGAAAGCATACAAGACAATCTTAGCTTTAACATTGGCGAGAGAACCCAGTATGACTCTACCATGAGCCAGTTGATAATGAGTATAGCTGAATTCAATATGAATGATTACGGAAACCCGTTGGCGTATATTCAACAAATAAAAGCCAAAGCCAGAAGATTTTTTCCACCGGGCTATATCGTAAGAAATTTCGGCACAAAATTATCAACAATGAGATAGCATATTTTGTATATTTGTGCTGACATTTACTGTCATAAAATTTTTGCAAAAATTTAAACTTACTCGCAAACATGGCTATTCTCCAGCTAAAAACCCGCGTTAGCCCAACCAGTGGTAGCGCAATTATGTTGAACGCCTCTACGGCTTCAACAATCAATTTTTATTACGATACTAACAACATCGTTTGGCCTACGCTTGCTGCCGCTTCTGGTAGCTTAATTAATAGCGCATTTGTCTACGACATGGGTCCAAACAATGGACAGCAAAGAGTGTTGGTGCAAAATGCCGTTGCAAGCATTGTTGCTTTTGCAAACTCTTCTGCTGCTTCTGCTGTTGTAGTTCCTTAGTAGGCATTGTTTTTAAAAGTTAAGGCCGGGCTAACACACCCGGCCTTTTCTTTGTTTATAAAGGAATTGGAGCGTATAATTCTCCTTTATTTCCGTATTTCATTCTGAGTTCAGGAGCGGCACATAATACATTTTGTATATTAAGTTTAGTTGTGTCGTCTTCTATTGCTTGCCAAGTAGTTCCGTGTATAGGGTGATATGATACGGAGCATGGAAGTTCGTTAACAACTTCATGCATCCACAAGCTATCCCACAACACTCTTCCGATGTATAAATCAACGGGCAGTATTTTTTCAAGGCAGGCAGCGTTTTTGCGAAAAGCAAACAAATCGGCTCCCCCTCCTTTTGGGTATTTTTCTAAGTCTTTTTGGTCAAAAATATTTAACCCTTGGACATCGCGTCTACGGGAGTATACAGCATCAATATGGTTAGTGTCCATGTAGTTGCGTATAATTGTCGTAGATTCTTTTGTTAGACAAATGTCCCGGTTGATGAAAATGATAATGTCGTCCGGGTGCGTAAGCATCTCAAGCCCTTCAGCAAGAATGCGGTTTACCATTGGCAGTTCTTTATCCTTAGACTGATGAAACAATACTTTTACATGGATGTCCCAAGCAGTTAGTAAATCCCAAGAAATAGCCGCCACTCCGTGTCTTGCCATTACGCCTAAATCATCTGTAGGGTAATCATTTGTTATAATGTATGTGTGCGTAGCGGTGTTGTCAAACGGTTGCCTTACCGGGGTATTTTTTGCTATACAGGCAATAAGTTCTGCCGGGCCGTTTTCAAGACGCTCCTGAGTAAATATTCCAATAGTGTTTGGTTTAGGGTTTGATTGAACCCAAAAAGGCGTTCTTGTAATAAACACATTTGGTTGGTCACACAAATGATACGATGCACTGTCGTTAAGAATGTATAGCGTATCCGGCTCATTCATATCCTGCTTAAGTTTTACAAATCCCATTTTGGGAGCATTGTAAAAGCTATACGGAATATTTAATGCCCGCAGTGCTTGGCAAATAGATTGCATAACCTCTTCGGTTTTAACTTGAGAGGAAACGCCGTCTAAGTATATGATTGCTTTTTTATAGGGTAGATGCATGGTATTCTTGATATGATTGAAAGTTTCTAAAGCCAATGTATTCATCCAGCGTTGTGCCGTCTTGCTGGGCAGCAACAATTTTGTGGTCTGGATATTTGACTGTGCAAAAATGTGCCGCCATTTTAGGGTTGTATTTTGGGATGCCTTCAATAATTATAACCTCATGTTGAGGAAATAATTCGTATACAATTTGGCTAAACTCCGGGGCGCAAGCAATTTTGCACGGTTCTTTTAACTGTTTAGCCGCCATGTATATATCTCCAAAACGGCCTAAAACAACAAGTATTTTCTTTTCCATATAGATGCAAAAGTAAACAAAAGATTGATTTCAAAAAGTCCTGTATAATTTGTTTCTTTGTAATCTAAAAATTCATCACTATGCCCCCATTGTTATATC